AACGAGGAGCTGACTGCCATCAAGAAGATTCTGGGTCTGGAGCAGGGCAAGGTCTACAAGGACCTCAAGTCCCTCCGCTATGGACGCGTGATGGTGATGGCTGACCAGGATTTGGACGGGTCTCACATCAAGGGTCTCCTCATGAATCTCTTCCACACAGAGTGGCCATCTCTGATGAAGGCCGGCTTCGTCTGCTCTCTCATGACTCCTCTCTTGAAGGCGTCTCGCCGCGGCGACGTTGTCAGCTTCTACTCACAGGGCGAGTTCGACAATTGGCGGGCGCAGCAGGGAGAGGCGAAGGGCTGGACCCTGAAGTATTACAAGGGATTGGGCACGAGTACTCCAGAGGAGGCGCAAGAGTGGTTCCGTGCTCTCCACGAAATCAAGTACAAGTGGGACGATGGCACTGACGAGAGTCTGTCGCTCGCCTTCAGCAAGAAGAGGGCGGATGACCGCAAGAAGTGGTTGGCAGGCTACGACCCGCAACGCCTCTTGACGGTTGGTGCCGGCGGAGCAGTTGACTACAGCCGCTTCATCAATGACGAGCTCATTCACTTCAGTAACGCGGACAATATTAGGTCGCTCCCCCATCTGATTGACGGTCTCAAGCCGTCTCAGCGCAAGATTCTGTTCGGCTGCCTCAAGCGTGGCCTGACGTCTGAGATTCGTGTGGCACAGCTGGCGGGCTATGTCTCAGAGCATGCGGCGTATCACCACGGTGAGGCGTCTCTGACGGGCGCTATCACGAGCATGGCTCAGACCTTCGTTGGCGCGAACAACATCAACTTGCTTGCGCCTGTTGGGCAGTTTGGTTCTCGTCTCATGGGTGGCAAGGACGCAGCCTCGCCGAGGTATATCCACACACACCTAGAGCCGATTGTTGGGACGATCTTCCGTAAGGAGGACAACGGTGTTCTCAAGTATCTAGACGATGATGGTCTGGCGGTGGAGCCCGAGTGCTATTGGCCCGTTCTGCCTATGCTGCTCGTCAACGGCTCTGTGGGTATCGGCACGGGTTTCAGCACGGACATCCCGCCGTTCAATCCGAACGACATGATTGCGCTTCTGCGAGACAGGCTTGAGGGACGGCGTGACAGCCTGGCAAATCTGGCTCTACAGCCTTGGTGGCTCGGATTCCGTGGCCGCATGACGATGCCCTCTGACGGCGTCTGGCAGACTCGTGGCTTGTATACGTTCGATGATGAGAAGAAGATTGTGAGCATCACGGAGCTGCCTGTAGGGACATGGACGAACGACTACAAGGCCTTCTTGGACGAGATGTGTACCAACAAGGAGATGGACGCAGGGAAGATGGAGGATGGAAAGCCTGTGCTCTTGAACTATGATGATCTCTACAATCACGTGGATGTTCGGTTTGACCTCTACCTTGACTCCTATTACTACGAAGAGGCGAAGAGGAATCCTGGCGAGTTTGAGAAGCGGTTCCGTCTGACGACTACGTGGCGCACGAGCAACATGGTATGCTTTGACACGAACACGAAGATTGTGAGGTACTCGTGTGTGGGCGACATTCTGGAGGCGTTCTTCGGACCTCGTCTGGCGAAGTATGAGGAGCGGCGGCAGAGTGAGATGGATCGGTTGAAGGCGGAGGCGGTGGAGGCCGATGCGAAGGCGAGGTTCATTAGGGCCGTCTTGGAGGGGACGATGGAGCTGCGGCGTGCGAGCGACGATGAAATCGTGGCGGCGATGAAGAAGCATGAGTTGCCGGCTCTCTCAGGGAAGAAGGATGCTGAAGATGTAGACAGTTATGACTATTTGCTCCGTCTTCGTATGGATCGTGTGAAGGCGGCTGCCGTTGCGGAGGCAGAGGAGTTGGTTGCGAAGGCGCGGGCGGCGGTGGAGGCTTTGGAGGCGACGAGCGCTTCCAAGATGTGGCTGTTGGATCTGGCTGACTTCGAGAAGGTGTGGCTGAAGATGCGAGAGGAGCGTGAGTTCGCGCTGGCGAATAGTGGGGCTGCGCCAAAGAAGCGCAAGATCAAGCTTGTCGCAAAGGCCTAAATCAGAAGATGATTATGAACAAAAAATTTTTTCATGATTTAAGAAAGCATGAAAAAAAGTTGTCAGTTACCGCTTGCGGGGCTCGAACCCGCGGCTACGGGCTTTCTCATGACGATATTAATGTCATTAAAAGGCCCGTGCTCTACCAACTGAGCTAAAACGGTAAATATGTACCCCCTCCACCAGGTTCTTTTTACAGAAGAACCAAACTGTCTACTTGCGGCGGAAATCGAATCCACGTCAACGGAATGGAAATCCGTTATTCTACCACTGAACTACGCAAGTTGGTTCCGATACCGGGAGTCGGACCCGGGCCAAGACTGTGAAAGAGTCCTATCCTAACCGCTAGACCATATCGGAAAAAGTGAGACTACAGGCTGTGGGGTTCGAACCCACGCGGATTACTCCAAGGGGTCTTAAATCCCTCTCCTTAACCACTCGGACAAACCTGTTTGTTGAGACAAAGCGATTTGTCCTTGTGCTGTTAGGCACTCGGACAAACCTGTTTGTTGTTTCCAGGATGCAAAGAAGTATATACTGTAATTGCTGTAAGCATCCTTATTCTCAACTTTTAGAAGTATCAACTTCTACAGTGTAGTGTAGGCGGTGGCTTTAAACTCTTATGTATCTATAGGTAGAATGGGGTACATTTGGAAATTTATATCAGACCAAACATTGATCTCATAAAAATATGCTCGTTGCAAGGATCGAACTTGCGACTTCGGCCTCTCTTGTATACCATAATCGATATAAGGACCACACTCTGCCGCTGAGTTAAACGAGCAGTGTGAAGGTTTTTAAAGATACCTACAAACTTTTGTGCCGACACTGAGGATTGAACTCAGGACCTACCGCTTACAAAGCGGGTGCTCTACCACTGAGCTATGACGGCAAAGGTGGATTTTTAAAGAATCCTAACTTTTTGCCCGTGGTGAGGGTCGAACTCACGATCTTCCGCTTAGAAGGCGGACGCGTTATCCACTGCGCTACACAGGCAATAGGTCCATCTCGGGATCGAACCGAGGTTAAGAGGTTTCTACTTTGATTCAAAGCCTCCTGTCCTGACCACTAGACTAATGGACCAAGTGCCGCCCCACAAACCTTAGAAGGTGAGTGGGGTGACAAAAGTGGGGCGCGGCCCCCTACACTCAAGTGTATATCAATCTTTATACCGTCAATGTTTTAAGTCACGACGTTACATATACGGATTAAAAGGCAGCGACTTCGTGCCAGCAGACGACATGCTCTGCGGCGACTGCATCGGTACCGGCATATGACTGATGTCATTAAGATAGTAATAGTAATGGTCGACAGCAGACAGGATGTGTGGCACAGACCAGTCCACCACCTTCTTGTTCAGATCCGCCACCTGTTCGGCAATACCCTGCGGGATATTCCGAGCATACTGATAATACATGGCGCGCATGATAATCTTGAGCTCATCGGCACTCTGCTCATCAATCACATAACCCTTCGGCTTGCTCTGATTGAAAACCTCCTTCCGAATCGTGTTCTGGATCGTCTTGATGTTCTCCACGGAGAAGAAGCTCTTGCTCAGACTATTCGCCTCCCAATTCCCACGTAACATATCATCCTGAAAATTCGTCTCTACCGCCGTCTGGTGCGTATATCCAGGAAAGGAGTCAATCGGACCATTAACATCCGGCGCTCCAACGTTTAGATTTACACGGCCATTTCCAGCACCTGTAAAAGGAAGTGTTATGTGTCCGCTCATTCTACATAGTTACGAATTTTATTTCTAAGTCCGGGATATAGAATGGCTACTTCTCAACGTACGGTTTCCATGGATAACGAGTTCTACATGCCCATCGGCGATTGCTCGGCAAAGATCTTTGCGCTCAACACCACGACGGGTGCACTGACTGTCGCAACCTGGGCCTCTGGCGCCTACACCAACAGTGTGAACGCCTCTGGTGCTGGCCTCCTGAAGGATATCGGCAGGTCATACATCTCCGCGGGCCGCACGTTCCGCAGAGTCCAGCTGGTCATCCCCCAGGGCACGAAGACGACCTCTACCTTCGGCGTTGCTGGTGCGTCTGGCACGACGCCGAACTCGGACTACCTTACGGGCTATATCGAGGTTGGCTTTGATACGCAGACTGGTGCCATGTCGGGCGGCATTCTCTCACCGACACCGGTTGTCAAGTGGGGCCGGTAAATAACCTAAGGCCGGTAAATGAAACACCGGCAAAGTACATTTTAACAAAACTCCTTTTGAATTTTGTTAAAATCGTGCGTAAATTTTTTCTACGGCATAAATATAGAAATGACATCTGTAGGTTTAGTCGGCCGCCAGCAGCGCATCGTCTCCCTCGACAACGAGTTCTACATCCCTGTAGGCAACCTCACTGGGCTGATCTATGCCCTCAACACCACGACAAACGTCCTCACCCCTGCCAGCTGGGCCAGCGTTGGCTCTCGCTACCTGTCCTCCGTGAACGCCTCGGGCGCTGGCCTCCTCAAGGACCACGGCAAGACGTACCTCTCTGGCGGACGCACGTTCCGCAAGGTTCAGCTGGTCGTCCCGCAGTCTACCGGCACACTCACGTCCACGTTCGGCGTTGGCGGCGCCACGGGCACCACGCCTAACTCGGACTACCTGACGGGCTTCATCGAGGTTGGCTTCGATGCGGCGTCTGGCACGGTGCCTACGCCGGTTGCCAAGTGGGGCCGGTAAACGACCTAACGAGGCCGGTAAATGTAAAGACAAGTCTAAGCATTTTTTTAAACATCAAAACCAGTTATTCTTAGTAACTGATTTTCCTCTATCACATTAGAATGGACTACGTGTTCCTGTTTTACATCTTCTTATCGTTCGTAATCGCAACAGGTGGCGCTTATGTCCTTTTTTCAACTGGACGTACGATTTCAGCCATCATGTATCTCATCGGCGCCGTTGCGATTGAGGTATTCTTCGGTCTCCGATGGTTCAAGAAGGATGGAACAACCACTACAGAAAAGGGTCCTTGGCCGCCCTCTATTAATGTGTGCCCCGACTTCCTCTCTCTCTACAAGACATCGGATGCCAGTGGAAATAGCACAGCATATTGTGTAGACAATAATGGTGTTGCTTCTGGCGGCATCACAAAATGGACGTCTACATCTATGCCGAGTGGTAACAATGTATTCAATCTATCGACCCACCTCACTGGAGATATTCGCGTAAAGGCTCTTTGCGCAGAGGCCGCTACGAAGAAGGTGACGTGGGAGGGGGTGTGGGATGGAACTGTGTGCCTTGGAGGCATTCCGCCGCTTCCTTAGAAGCAAGTGCCGCTTCCTTAGAAGCAAGTGCCTGCGCCGACTTAGAGACTCTGCCCTAGTATAAAAAAGATGTTAGAAAAGACTCACTGTCTTTATCCAGACTTAGAAAAGCAAATTACAGACTGGATAAATACACGTACAACGGCACGCGCCGTCCTCCTTCTTGGCTCACCAGGAGTTGGAAAAACCACCCTAGCACACCGCGTCTTCGAGGCCACCGGTCTCAAGGTCCTTGAATTCAACGCCAGTCATACACGCAGTGGAACATCCTTCCGCAAGGTCATTGTGCCCCTCCTGAAAGAGGGTGGTATAATGCGAATGGTTGAAACAGGTAAGAAGGGTGGTATTGGAATCCTCTTAGATGAGATTGATGGTCTCAGCAATGGAGAGCGTGGTGGTCTCCAGGAGCTACTCACCTATCTGAAATCACAAGAGTCTGTCGAAGGCCGTCCTCTCATTCTTATCAGTAACACGCTGGATACTCGCGCCCTCCAGCAAATTGCGAAGCACTGCCTAACCCTCCGCATCGAGGGAGCTACCCAGTCCATCCTGGAGGAGTGGCTGGGGCGAAAGATTCCAGCTGGAATGACGACCGATCTCCGCTCCCTCCAGCGCCAGCTTTCAGGATATGAGAAGGCTGAAGAGGAAATTACAGTCCCAGAGGGCGTGGTTCCAGTTGCGTGGTGGTCTCTCTGGCAGGACTCCGACCCAGCCCTCGAGCTGGACATCGAGAATAACGAAGGAAATCTCGCCAGCCTGATTTCGCTGGAAAACCTCCCAGAGAGAATTGAGTCCCACTTCGGCTCTACACCAGAGGCATGGGAACTCTATCTGTCTTTGTTTGAGGCCTACCGCACATCCGACCAAGGCGACTTCTGGGCCTTCTTCTACCAGTGCTGGAACATCCTGCCACTCAGTCTCAAGCTCAAACTCAAGCATATCAGCATGCGTTTGACTGAGGAGGCTCCGACTGACAAGCAGCCGATTGATATCGACAAGATGCGCTATACACCTGTTCTGACAAAGCAGTCTGCCATGTTCAACGCATGGAAGCTGCTGTGTGAGATTTCCGATACACACAAGGTGCCTGTACGCATGTCACCGATGTATGCTAACACGGAGCTGGTGCGGGGTGGAATAAAACCGGATAGAGTTCGCCGCTTGGAGGCGATTTCTATTCAGAAACTTTACAGGTCTTTGACCTAAATTCATCTATGCCGCCACATCCATCTCATCCTGATGGACCAACTTATACACATTCAGAGGCTCTTTCCGTCCAAGACGGTAAGCGCGTCCGAGAATCTGCTTCTCCTCCTCGATGTTCATTGCGTGAAGAAGAATGATGTGTGTGGCCGCTGTGATTGTGAGGCCAGCACCAGCATGCTGACTGTTCAAGAGAAGACAGCGCAGAGTTCCCTTCTGGAAAGCATTCAGCGTCGCCTGAACCACATCCTTCGTCCCCTTCACCTCTCGGATTCCATTAATACCCAGAGCCTCCAGCTCACTCGTAATCTGTAAGAAGGGGTTGTCATAGCGGCTGAAGACGAGGAACTTCCCTGTAGGATTCTCCTGGAACAGTTTGATGAGAGCATCCTTCTTCAGCGGTGGCTGGTCTACAGGCGTCGGAGCAACCATCACATTCTTATCACTATCCGCCGTAATCCGCTTCAAGTCCGACGGATTTGTCGTCTTGCGGCAGAGAGGGCAGTCAAGCTTCCGCGCCAAGCTCTGGAGAATACACGCAGCACAGAACACCCGCTGGCAACACTTTGTAAGAAGCGCGTCCTGGGGTTCATCGAAACAGATGGGGCAAATCTCCTTCTGGAAGTTCTCAATCCTCTCTCGGATACTCTTGATTTGCTCTTCCAGACGGTCTATCTTCGCCTTCTGGTTAGCCAGCGCCTCCTCCTTCGCCTGGGGCGTCCTGTATTCATTGCTGGCTTTGAAATCATACTCGCGCTTGAGACGTGACAGCTCCTTCTTCCTATTCTCAGTCACCGCATCTACCAGGTTCGTCGACTGCTCAGCTCCAACTCCCAGCTGCTGGAGGGCCGACTGGATATCTCCAGCGTGAAGGAACGCCTGGACATCCGCTGAAATTACGCCAGCAACCAGCTGGTGAGAAATGGGCGTCCTACAGAGGACTGTGTGGCGATAGATAGGCGGAAGAGAAATAGACTCCGCGATGAAATTCATACTACAGCGAATCACGAGATGGCCTCTGAGAGGGTGATTCGGCAGGAGAATACGCCGCAGAAGAGGAAGAGAGACAACGTGGTATCTGTACGTTTGATAAGGATGTCTTGCTATGTAATTATGCCTGAACTGCTCTACAAAATCGGGATGAAAGGTTGAATTTGGCGAAAACATACAGTTGTGGAGCATGTTATACCCTATCCAGAGATTGACGCCTGGATAGAGGAGATTCGGCCAAGAGGCTGAAATAAACCAGGTGAATTTTGTTTGGGGCAGTGAGGCAGACCCAGAGATATGGATTGAATCCACCTCATCTATATACACGCGATTGAAGCGAACTATGTTTGCTACCTTATACATAAATTCCTTGTAAAGCGTGTTTGAAATAAGAATGACGTCCGCGTCATTGACATTCTTCCAGAAGCCTGCCTCTAAACTGCGCTTCGTTGTCATATAAAACGTGTTCAGATTCGTCTGGTCTTTTATATAAGTCGACCATTGGCGAAAAAGCGTATGAGGAACAACAATAAGACAGGCGCGGCAGTCTGACAAATCCGTCATGTTCTTTTCCATACTATAAAGATACTGGGTCGCAGCCATTGAGAGTTTCGGCATCTTGGGTGAAAAGGCGCCAGCTTTCAGCTGCGCAATATGCGACAGAACCGTCAGACTCTTTCCAACGCCTACACCGTCTCCTAAGATACCCCATGAGCTGAAGAGTGTCTGTCCAGAAATATCCCAGCCGGTCGAGAGTCGCTTCTCGTGGTCAAGCATTGCCTGTGTTGCCGCGGCCTGGTGTGCGCGGAGAGGGACTTTCAAATGAGGATTTGTAAGTTCAATCCGCGGCGAGTCAGATGTAAGTTCATTGACATATGCTTGATTAAGTATTCGTAAAGCAACGGTACTCTGTTCACTAACAAACAAAGAACTCATCTATCATGGCTTAGCTGGTAAATGCTTAGGCACTTGCGAAAAAGGCCCGCAGCTCGCCATCGCGAATAAAATCCTTCAGTTTCATTGTCGTCTTCTTAACAAACGGATTCGGTTCATCACGCATCTTCTTCTTATCGAATGTGTTCTCCGTGTGACTCATCACAAGCATTACCTTCTTGGGGTCGAGCTGGAACATCGGGTGCTTGTAATTGTCCAAGAAGGAGCGCTCCTCTGCGTGTGTGACCTCCTCATCATAGAGATGCGTGGACGCATAAGACCGCCGCCACGCCATCGTCCCATTTGTGGCATGATTTGCGTGGTAAGGCCCGAGCTTGTAGATTTCCTTGATGTCAGAATAATACATGTAGATTTCTGAGCTGCCTGCTAGCTCGTACTTGGGATTCTTCTTGAAGGCCTGGACGGCTGCGTGAACACGCTCTGGAAAATAGAAGTCATCGTCGTCCATTGCCACAATAATCTCGCCCCTCGCCTCTCGGTTCAGACGGTTCCTCTTTGCGCCAATATTCTTCTTTTCATCCTCGTATAAGTAACGGAAATTCTGGAGCTTATTTGCTGCGGCGGCGAAAATGTCCTCGACCCTATCTGAGCCGTCGTCAAGAACAATCCACTCCATGCGGTCCTTGGGATAGGTCTGTGAAAGGAAGCACTCAATGAGTGCTGGTATGAAGCGTCTCCTATTGTATGTCGGTGTAATGACCGATACAAAAGGAAATTCAGTCTCACGTTGGGTCGGCATCTACATATTATATGCCAGTTCCGATTAAGCCCGTTCTCGCAAGGGCATTCTGCTGCGCCTTTGCTAGAATAGCGGCTTCAGGTAGTGCGGCTGGACCAATAACGGCCGACACAGGAAGAGGGACAACCATAGTACTCTTGGGAACATAGGTGAAGGGATAGAGGATTCCAGCCATAACAGGATTCAGAATGGGCCCTTCAACAAAAGGCGCAATAATCGCATGGTATTGGCCGCCACGATTATTTGTGTATCTCAGAATGGCAAAGATGAAAGCAATAGGAAAAAGAAGAGTTCCATAGATGAAATAATAGACGCGCATATAGAGAGGCAGGTCAAACATAGCATTGCTTGTCATTGACCCGCCCCAGAGTGCGAGAATAGCAATCACAATGAACAAAAAATACAGCTTGAACTTCTCCCATGTGCGGGAGGCAAATCGTTTGATTGAGAACGTCTGGTTTTCAACCTTCTCTTTCACAGCCGCTGCTTCTTCTGATATACTAGTTGCTTTAGCCTTTTTCGCCTCTCCCTGAGCCTTCTTAATAATATCACGAATCTTGCCATCAACCTCATCCTTCTTTGCAGCGATTGTATTAGGTGTCGAACCTATAGCACCTGAGGCAAAACTCTTTGCCTGTGCGAGAACATTGTCAAGTGACGCTTTCGTATCACTACTGACTCCGGGAATCTTATTTAAAAGGGCTTTTGTTTGGTTTCCCTTCGTCACAGTGTTAGTTAGACTTCCTAGACTATTTGCCGCTCGGGTACGAAAGTCGGCAGCCAATTTATCTGCGTTTGGGTCATATATGGACGCAAATATTTTGTTTCCAAGTAGACTTGTAACCGTGTCCATCTGATGACGACTGATATTTTATAGAGCATATTTCAGACCACCCATTCCAGATGCGACCTCAAAGAAGTTGATGTTCTCCACATAGATTGTTAAATCATATGTGTAGGTCGTGCCTGGTGGAAGAGGATATACATCAACCTCGACCTGGAAATTGCGAACACGGCTTGAATTAATACTTCCAGAGGGTTGCGCCGTCGGACTCGTCAACGAGAAATTATAGATGGGGATAATCGTCTTCGGAAACCCAGAGACATATTTCCACGGCACAATCTTCGTGAAGAAATCCACCGGCTTCTCCTCTTGTATCTCATTGCCGTCACAGAGAACACGAAGAGCGCGAATAATACCCATCTGCCCCTGAGGGACTAAGATGCCTGATGCGAATGCGCTGGTGTTCATCGGCGTCTGTCCTGGAGTAGGGCTGTAGGGAGGATACGGGAAATTCCACCAATTACTGAGATTCGCAAAATCGTTGCGCGTTGCCACATCGGACCGTCTATTTACAAAGAGAAGGCGTGTAATTGGATTGTGCGTTTCTAAATCTAGAAGCTGGCGATTATAAAGACCGAGAAAAGGGTAGGGCGTGACCTGATACATAAGATAAGAGAGTTGTGTCGTCGCGAAGATTTTCTGTTCATCTGCCGGCAGATAAATATAGGTTGACTGGATACGAGGATTCAAGAACCAAGTATTCATCGTGGGAGGTGACACACCCCAATCAGTCAGGAAGTTGCGAATCTGTCCGCTGAGGTCAGTCGTCTGGCCATAAGAGGGAATATTCATGCGAATATCTCGTGCGGCAGAATTCATGCGATAATCAGGCGCCACGCGGAATCCTGAGACGTCAAGATAGGTGTAGAGCTGACGTATAGGATTCAGCGTCAGCTGAACTTCACACTCATGGTATTGTAGACCAACAAGCGGAAGCGCCTGCGATGTTGCCTCCGTGAACCAGAAGGAAAGAGGGACATGGACGTCCTGGCCAAAGATTGAAGGCCTGTTCGCCTGGGCCTGTACCGACGTTGTAGGGTCGCGGAACACGCTCGGATAGCCGGTGGCATTTGTACCGCCAGCATAGATTCCCTTCGACGGGTCAGTCATCTCATTCGTATCACCAATGAGAATGCGCCACTTCTCGAACATGTCGAGGTCATAATCAGCGAGGGCCTTCGTCATCAGATAGGTGCCGTCGAACTCCTGTATCTTCTGACCACCGACGAAAAAGGCCGCATTCTGGATGAGCGCGGCGCCGAGATATCTGACCCACTGGAACTGAAATTGCGACGTCCGTTGAGGAGACGGCGTATTGTACTTGCTGAAAATGTCAGGGATTCTGAAACTGAAATACATGTCAGAAATAAGGTCACCACTGCGCTGAATCTTCGCCCGTAGTTTGATTTGATTGTCGAAAGACAGCTCATTCGGTCCTTCAAGCGCCGTTGTCACGTTCTCCATAGAGAAGTGGCTATAACGACGGAAAGTCTTATAGAAATATGTCATCTGCGGATTCCCAGAGAGGAGTATGTTTTGCGCTCCATAGGCTACTAAACTGATGAGTCCTCCGCCCGTCATTCTCTCTTCTTGTTAGAACATCATTCTTAAGCGGCGGGCGGCCGAGACCATGGAGAAATCTCAACGAGGGTTCTTCATGGTTTTTAAAAAGAGGGGGTGTTTACGAATTATATGACGCCGTCCACCATGTGTCAGCCATGTAGGGCGGGAGCTCCTGCGCCGTCGTCTTGATTGTCTTGGACGGACCAGCGTGATAGAGGGTCTGTATCTCCGTGAATGACATCGCATACCGGGTATAGATGAACTCGCTCATCATTCCTCTGAATGCGCCGCTTACCTGGAGCGCTTCTCCTTTCAGAGCCGGCGTCTGAGAGTTGAGTGTGAAGTTTGCTCCTGAGAAGAGGATGATGTCCTCGTAGTTGAGGTAGGGGAGCGTGTTGTCAAAGCGCAGCTTGTTCGTGAGGTTTCCGTTAATGTGTACCTCGAGTCCGTTCTGGCGGCAATTCAGAACCACGTGGAACCACTTGCGGATAGGGATATTCGGTACATCCACAAACGCATACGGATTCTCATACGTATTCATGACGACACGCAGAGTGTTCGACGAACCCTTGATGAAAACACCGGGACCCATCAGAGGCCATACACAGCCATATCCCTTGTGCCAGACGTGATACAGAACATCGGAGCCCGTGTCAAACGTCGTGGAATTCACGTAGAGATAGAATGAGTATCCGAACTCTGAGCCAGTCGGCTCATTAGTAGAGGGGAGGATAGGCTTTGCGTCAGGATATTTATTGGCATCCTGGTGAATAACAAGCGCCTTATCATCAGCGTTTGCCGTATAATCCATTAAATGCTGGAAACGGGTTGCCATCACCTTTGATGCTGAGTAAAGACCCTCAACCGTGAAAAAGAGTGTGACAGTTATAAGGATAATAAGAGTAGCAAGAACAATCTCGCCGAACGGTGTTTTCCCTGAAACAGTAGCTACTAATCCCGTATTTGTCTGCGCGACAGATGCCATCTAACGGTAACTATTATTTTTTATGTCCTACGACCTATTAGGCGATACCGGCATAACTTAGCATCGCCGTTACTGCTTCTTAAAAAGGCCTGTGAAATATGCCCACGGGTCAAGAGATGACCCACTAGGACCAGTCATGTACATGTTGTAAACAGTGCTGGGATTCAGCGAATAGTTGTACGTGGAAATCTGGCTTACATATCCGTCAAATCCACCCCTGTCAACGACTGTAACTGACTGGCCCGTCGGGTCAACTCTGAAGAAGCTGGGGAGCACACATGACCGGGCCAGCTTGCCGTCAATATATACGTCGCAGGTGCGTCCGTTGATACAGACTGTAACCTGGATCCAGCGCTGTAAATCAATTTCATCAATGTCGCACATAGGCTCTACTGTCAGAGATGTATCAGACTGTAGGGGCTTGAACAGCGTCTCCTTGTCGGCATTTGTGAGGCGAATACCATCAAGAGCTGAACCGGACGCATCCCTGGTGTCAACACGCACGTTGAGCGAGTTCTTGTAGGCGCCAAGAGCAACAAGGAGAGTGGCAAAGTTGGTGCCGCCGAGCTCGAGGACGTGCTTGCGTGTTCCCTGCTTGTAGTTCCATCCAGACACATACATCCAGAAGTTTACACTGTATTCACCGCCCTCGTAAATCTGGGCCTGGTTCGTATAGGTCTTGACACCCTGGTTCGCCGAGATCTGGCCGCTCTGGACTAACACGCCATTGTTAGTACTTGTGCCATAGAAGAATCCGAAACTGTAGTAAACTATGATAAGCGCAATGACAACCACAACAAGATTTATGAAACCGGCGAGAAGATCCATTTGTTATCTATATCAAGCATAAGAAGTTTCCCAATCAAGCCACGGCTGCGCAGGACGGACAGTGGGTCCTGTAAAACATCCGCCCGTAGGACATATAGACGGTAATTTCATGCCGCCAATCGTAAATCCAGGTAGAGACATAGCAGCCCCTGTAACAGGCTGTAGACTTGTCGTAGAAACATCCTCTGGCAGAGTCACAAAAGGTGCGCCGCGAGTATCACTGCGCTGACTGTGTTTCGCAGATACTTCAGACCCGTTTGTAGCAGTTGGTGCGAAATCGAAGCCAGCACCGTAACCACCAAAACCTGCGCCTCCTACAATAACACCTTTTGTATCGGCTGTAGTGGCAATATTATAAAGAGTCTTCTGAGATAAGACAAGATTGCCATCGTAATAAATATCAAATCTGCGGCCCTCGCGTGAAATCGTAATCATCACCCATTTATGAACTGGAATTGGCGGAAGTGTTAGAAACTCAATGACTGACTCAAACTTCGTGTTTGAACCGGATGTATCCATCACAAGCGGGGCTCCAGTTGAATCCACCGTCGTCTTCGTACGCACCGCGAGTTGTGTCATAGCCTTGCCTTGGCGGCCAGCATCCGGAGCCGGAAGAACTTCGAGAAAACACGTATCACCGATAGTCATAAGAGGGGTATAACCATTTCTTTCGCATTTGTCGCAATTGTTTCCAACGCCGCAATAACATGTGTGAAAGCGGCCGTCCTCACAAGAAGGGTTGCCAGGTGTATTACATGTTATTGCTGTAGGACTGCGCTGCGTAGGGACTACGTAGAAAAAACCCTGGATAGTGGCAGAGCCTGTTTGTTCAAATGTCTGTACTTGGTTGTTATCAAACACCGATGATTGCTTTGATAAAGTAAAAGGGCCTAGGCTCGACACATTCATCTTGGGATAAAAGGTCGAAGGCGCGAAATACAATACTGCGAGTATAATAACTGTCAGTATTGCTAAAACATATACCCACCAGTTCATTCTACCTACCGTCGTGACTAAAATTTAAGGAAACTATGTCTTCTTAAAGAAATCGGCCGACGTGGAGACAAGCGCCTGAAGTTCAGACGCCATAAGCGCGCGCGGCCAATAATAAAGATTTCCAACCTTTACAGAGTCGGCAACCGTTTTTGGCGGCGGCCAAAACTGAGAGGATATTTTGACAGGTGTTCCTTTTAGAACGGTAGTAGCATTTAGTTTTCCGTTTATGTAAACCTCTACATAATTAGGCATGAAAGCGATGGAGAGGCGGAATGGGGTGCCCTGTGGAATATTAGTAATTTTCGGAACCGACTCTTGTGTGTATTGCCCTGCCTCGTTGCTTGTAACTACGTAAACATTCAAGTCGTTCTTCTCGCTGTCAATATAGGCTAGAATGTTTGTAGTAGGGAATGTAGAAAGAAGGTCTGATGTTTTTATCGAGGGAGACAATGCTACCTCGGTGTCAGACCTATATAATAGAACGTGAGGAGCCGTAATTCCTTGGTATCCAGTCGGCACAAATACATCAAATGATATAGTATAGTCGCACGATTTAGGATTTGTAATATTGGTTTTCATTGTGCTATCTGGGGGTGTAGACCACTCAATATCCTTGTCCTCCTTTGTAGAAACCCCTACAATACCCTTATCAAATTGTGATAACTTGAAAATGGGGGTCATCGTAAAATGAACAAATACCAGAATAAGGAAAATGAAGAAGGCGGCAGCACTCAGATAAAAAAGATACGTTATAGCTGTTCCAACTGCGCTTGTGCTTACTGTCGGCAGTTTAGGAGCATTTATACTGGGCGAAGGAGCGGGTGCGGCAGGCGCAGGTGCGGGCGTAGGCGCAACCCCCTGTCTTCTTGTTAAAAGCTTTGATGCCGCGTCCATTCTTTTATCCTCTTAGAAATTCATTTTTCCCCTCTCGTCATGAACCAGAGAACAGATCCAACAACAAGGGTCGCAGCAGTCCCTGCGAAAACTCCTTGAATCCTTGCGCGCATATCGGCCTCAGCAAAATCTGCCGTGCTCCAGAGTGGTGTGCGGCCGCGCGCACCAATTCGCTTATAATACTGAATTACTTCTGCCTCTGAGAATACCGGCTTCTGTAGAGAGGTGTTCACCTCGTTATGTAAGTCAATCGTCCACTTCAGAAGGTCTTGTCTGCGGTCCAAATACTGTACAACCGGCTTTATTGCTGTATGCTGTACATAGTGCTTTCTACATACATCACACGGTATCAAAAAAGCAAGTGACTCGAAGAATTCTTTCGCCGCCTTCTTCTGCGAATAATTCGGCTTTTCGGGATATGCTAGCGCAACAACGTGAATTGTGTGCCAAAACACGGGGCCCCAGACCTCAGGAGGCATTTTTATCTTCATTTCTAGTACTATAGATTGTTTGCGGTAGCGTTTAAACGAATAAATACTGCTTTTATCAGTGTAGAGTATGTATGTAAAAAAACAACCATGTACTAATTGTGGGCAAACAGGTCATGCGTTTCGTGGCTGTCTTGCCCCAGTCACAAGTTATGGAATGATACTTTTTCGTGTAAAAGGGGCATGGAATCAGGCACAAGTCCTTCTCCAAAACCCGACCAGCATAAATGGACTCGATACCTATCAACCCAATATAGAATACCTTCTCATACAGCGGAGAGATAGTCTTGGGTTTGTTGACCTTATGAGAGGGAAATATAAGCTTCAGGAGGTTGATTATATTTGTAAGCAGCTTCTTGGAACAACTCTGGAAGAACGTAAGCGTCTTCTGACTGTGCCGTTCGATGACCTCTGGTGCGAACTTTGGGGAATCACCAGCGATTATCAAGGGCAAAGTTATAAGTCTGAGAAGGAGTTTTCCCGTGTGAAGATGGAGACTCTTCGTGCTGGATATATACATGAAACGACGGGTGAAACAGTGTCTCTTGCTAGCCTGATTGAGAAAACGCCATGTATGTGGGGAACGCCAGAATGGGGATTTCCGAAGGGTCGTCGCGATTTTCGCGAGTCGGATTTTCAATGCGCAATTCGCGAGGTCAAAGAGGAAACTGGGTTGACTGAGGCAGATATTTGCCCCATTCGCAATTTACACCCAATACAAGAGTCATTCTTTGGCAGCAATAATATTCATTACTGTCATAAATATTTCGTGGCATATGTATCTTCCCAAGACGACATTAGTATGGACACCTCCAATGAACACATGTCTAGGGAAGTTGGAAACATAGGATGGTTTTCGTTAGATGCTGCTCTCAGCATGATACGTCCTGAGAATGTAGAGAAGCGTGAGATTTTGCTGAAGGCGAGTAGTCTGTTGCGCAACTATTGCCCTCTCCGCCTTTCGGTTGCTAGCGCATCTTAAAATGAATCTTATTGGTAGATGTCTTCGCTCTGGGACAAATGGGATACAGAAACCGACCCCAAAAAGAGGGCGGAACTCTATGACACTCTTACACTTCGTCATGACCCTCCACTCTTCCCTCGTTTTTCCAGTGTTGACTCTTCACTTTCAGCATACAACAAGCAGCAAGGAGGTGGACTAAATTCAGAAGGGGCTGCGTTCTCAGACTATGTAGAGGGACAGTTCGGCTTGTATCCTGACCTCGACGACCCTCGGTTTCACGAGAAACTTTTCCACAAGCTGGAGTTCGCAGAGAATAAGCAGCTGTCGCTCGCCCAGCTCAAGGAGAAGGCCGACACCATCTGTAACCCTAACGCGGAATTTGAGTTGAGTCCCGTCCAGCGGTTCGTTAGCCGCTACCTCTCAGCGCAATGCCCCTACCAGTCAGCGCTCCTTTACCACGGTGTGGGTGTCGGTAAGACGTGTGCGGCCATCTCAATCGCCGAGTCCTACCTCCACATTTTTCCAAACAAGAAGGTGATTATCGTGGCCCCGCCCAACATTCAGCCCAACTTCCGCAGAACGATTTTTGACATTGATGCCGTCAAGATATCTGGTGACGAGAACACGCCGAATGGGTTGAAGGGGTGTACCGCCGACTACTATCTCCGCCGCACAGGTACGGAGTTTGAGAAGGAGAAGAGTGTGATTGCTAGCCGTGTTCGTGACTTTATTAACGCACGCTACGAATTCATGGGTTACATCCAATTCCAGCGGTATATTGAACGCGTGAAGGCATCGGACAGGTCAGACATGATAGGCGCTCTACGTCTTGAGTTCGAAGGCCGTCTTGTAATCATTGACGAGGCTCACAACCTGCGAGATGTGCCTGGTGAGAGTGCCGACGATAATATAGATTCGGCTGGTGGCGACGATGAGGTTGCGGATTCGGCGGCTGGCAAGAAGCTTTCGCCCGCACTGACTGAGCTTCTGGAGGTTGTTCATGGAATGAAGTTGGTTCTGATGACGGCCACGCCCATGTACAACAACTACAAGGAGATTATCTTCCTCCTGAATTTGCTCCTCAAGAATGACAAGCGCCTCGAGCTGACGGAGTCCGACATCTTCAAGCCGAACAGCGACTTCCAAGAGGGTGGTGAAGAGAAGCTGGGGAATGCTGCGGCTGCGTACATCAGTTTCATGCGTGGTGAGAATCCGCTGTCCTTTCCTGTCCGCCTTTTCCCTGAGACTCTGAAAGATGGACGCCCCGTTCCTAAGCTGGATAGCTGGCCAGAATTCAATCCGAAAGGCGACCCCACTGGAAATACGAGTTACGTCATGAAGCTGCCGCTTGTTCCTGTTAGTTATGAGGGCGCGTCGCTGGATGACTACGCCTCCATATCCAATCTTGCGAATCTGTCCGTTAGCAGCATTGACACCATGGTACAGAGCGGAAACTGGCTCTACCCGATTGAAGGTGTTGCTCCAGAGGCTCGTATTCGCGACGCCGGTTTCGACGCCTGTTTTCGCCAGAGCTCAGGTGGCTCCATCCAGTTCACCGCAATCCAAGAGGATTTGGAGTGGATGACGAGGGACGGACTGGGGGCCGTTTCGCCGAAAGCAAAGTTCATACTGGACGCGTTACAGGGGTCAAAGGGTGTCTCATTTGTCTACAGCCGTTTTATCAAGTCGGGTGCGCTTCCTCTTGTACTCGTGCTTGAGGCGAATGGCTATACGCCTTATGGACGTGATACACCGATGCTTCGAAATGGCCCGCAAGCACCAGGTGGTCGCCAGTGTGCCAAGTGTACTCGCAAAGAGCAGGAGCACAAGGGTCCTGACCGCGATGGGTCTAGACACATGTTCAGGCCCGCCAAGTATATTTTGCTGACGGGTCGTAATACACTCTCCCCAAATAATGCGGCGATGGTGACGGCAGCGCGCGGAGATGCCAACAAAGACGGCAGTGTTGTGAAAGTCATCGTCGGTTCACAGGTCGCCAGCGAAGGTATTGACTTGCGGTTCGTGCGCGAAATCTTTGTGTTTGACAGCTGGTTCCATTTGAACAAGATGGAGCAGGTGCTCGGACGCGGTGTGCGTACATGTAGCCATGCGCTCTTAGACAAGAAGGAGCGGAATACGACGATTTATTTGCTTGTCAACGTACTGCCAAATGAGGATACTGAGACGGCTGACTTGTATATGTATCGCGTGGCGATGAACAAGGCGATTCAGATGGGTCGGGTTTCGCGCGTACTCAAGAGATATGCGCTGGACTGTAATCTGAATATAGACGCAATTCTGATTCCTGAGGGCTCCCTAGACCCGCAGATACAAGAGGATGCGCAAGGTGCGCCGCGCGAGGTCGAGTTCAACGACACGGAGTTCACTGCGATTTGCGACTGGATTGACACATGTACATACGAGTGCGCCAAGAAGATGGAGAGGCCTATTAGCGTGGCGACGGCTGACCGCTCAACCTACGATGAGTTCAGCGCGAAATGGCACGAGGCCGATTTGCGTGATGCGGTGCGCAGGATTTTCCAGGAGAATGAGCAGCCTGCGTTTCGGTTTGACGAAATCCATGCCATTATGTCGGCGATTCCTAGCTCGGCGTTGCGTGGCCTTCTCGCGGATATTGTGGGCAACCAGTCATTTCGCATCAAGATTGGTAGGAAGGAGGGGTACATCGAATTCCGCAACGGCTATTATCTCTTCCAGCCTTATGGCCCACTGGATAAGAATCTGCCTCTCGCGCTCCGTATCCAGGACTATCCTGTGAAGCGCGATCATTTCGAGCCATTGATTGAGAAACTCCATCGTACGGAGGTGGTGACCAGCGGCATCTGGCCTGCGGTTGTCCAGCTGGCGTGGGCAATTCGCAGAGGCCAGGATCCAGCTGAGACCTTCGCCGCTGTGAATAGTGGTCTCGCTGAGCGCTACACGAATCCTGCGGAACTTGTCAAGGAGCAGCAGCACATTTTCGGTCTCCTCTGGTTTTACGAGACGATGCGTGAGAATGAGACGTGGCGCGGAGTGCTGGCGGAGGCGTTCTTAGGGCTGGTGTGGGACGAGATTCTGCGACCGAAAGAGCAAATGGAGCTGCTACAGGATGAGACGGCTCGCAGTATTGGCAGTGAACAGCTGCTTCGGAAAGGGTCACGTGAAGCCTTCCGCTATATAGATGCGCAGGGTGAATTACGGTACATGTGCTCAGACAAGCCTTGCGATGTGGCTGTTGCTCGACTCTTTGACACAGATGCCGCTGACCCACTCAACTCACTCCAGGCGAACACGGGTACAACTGGGTCTTTGTATGGCTTCTTAGTTCCTAATCTGAAATCCGGCTATTTGACATTCAAGACGACGGATAAGCCTTCCGCCCCAGGTAAGGTGCCTCCAAAGGGCGGCGAGTGCGAGATTGTAACGCAGATTTCGTACCACTTCACCGCTCTTGTACAGCTTGGGAACTTGCTGGCTGCCGCTGGCCTTCCGCGCTTTGGACTCACGATGGCCGAGTTCCAGGGGGCGAGAAAGTTCCAGAACTCGTCGCGCGCCTGTAGTTTGAAGAACGTGATTCTGCGCTGGATGAGTATCATGAAGGTGGGTGGCCGGCTGTGGTTCTTCCGTCCGGTTGCGGCGTATAAATCGAAGCACCAGGTTCTGGCGAATAAACCCAAGAAGATTCGTAAGAAGGGTGCGGCAGCGGCGGCGGCAGAAGGTAAGGAGGAAGTGTAGAATGCCACGGGAACCTTTTATGGAATCCTCCTCGGAGCCTCGTCGGATACCTTTCAGGGAGTTTACCCTTCTACCGCTTATGGATGCGACATTACTTGATGAAGATAGTTACTCTCATAATCCTCATCTTGTAGACAAGGCTCTCGTTCTCGGACGCGACCCAAAAGCAATTAAAGAGAGGTTGTATAAGGCGAAGGCTGTCTATATTCATGCCGCCTCTTTCAATATGTGGTCTGATATATTGATTGTACTTCATAAGCAACGACCACTCCCCCTTCGTGTTGTACTCATATCTGGCACTGACTGCTGGCTGGACAATTCGCACATGGAGGCTGTTACAGCATTCCTTCCGAATACGCACTTCTTCATACGCAACTGGATGGGCGACCTTCCTAGCTGTAGCCTAATGCCGATTGGAACATGCGGTATTTACGAAGGGGAACCTTGTAAAGATGATAAGAAATATATGTTCGGAATTTCGTATTTGTCTAATAACGGAACTATGCGCGAGGAGTTCTATAATTACTTAGAAACAAGGCCGCACATTATCAAGTTCATGATGCCCCAGTGCGAAAAGCAGGAGTTTTATAAGAGACTGTCGAAGCTCCGATTCTCGGTCTGCCCTATGGGTTGTGGCTTTGACACGCTCCGCTTCTGGGAATGCCTTGTTCTCGGCTGTATTCCTATTGTGAGGGATGACCCATTCTATGATGTACTTGTTCGTCATTATCCCGGTCTTCCTATGATACGCATTAAGAATTGGGAGGACCTTCCTGACGTGGTAGATGGGCTTACTGAGGAATTGTATGAAGACATGATGAAGAAGGCGGATATATCCTGTGCTTGGGCTGAGTATTGGCTGCCTAAAATTGAGTCTTTATGTAAAGAAGAAGTAGGCAATGGAACACACAGCATTATTTGAAGAGCGCGCAAGCCTAACCTCCCGCGATTTGCGTGGAGAGATTACAGATATCGATGGACTTCTTCTCCAGAAGCTTAGCACACGTATGGAGAACAAGTGTTCGCGACATGGATTTGTTCTTCCTGGGAGTATGAAAATTCTCTCTCGCTCTATGGGTTACGTAGAGAAGGGTCGTTTCACTGGCGACATTATCTTCCATGTACAGGCTGAGGCGACCGTTCTGAACCCACCTGCTGGATTTACGCTGGAAGGTATTGTCATTCGCAAGAACAAGATGGGTATGTATGTCTCTTATAATGATGCGATTCGCATTATTCTGCCTCGCGACCTTCATATTGGAGATGAAGCATTCGAGGCTGTTCCGGTTGGCGCAACTGTGAGTGTGGAGATTCAGAAGTCCCGATTTCAGGTAAATGACGCCTACATTCTGAGTGTTGGACTCTTTCGTGGACTGAGTGAGGGTGCTCCTGTTGCCGCAGAAGTACCGGCTAATACGAAAGCGCCTGAGCCTGAAGCTGAAGCTGAGCCTGAAGCTGAGCCTGAACCTGAAGCTGAGGCTCTTGAAGTTCTTAATGCGGAAAGTGAAGGCGAGCAATGAAAGAAAATCTAAGTAGAATATGGACGCACAGGAATATGAAGAAAGAAAGATATTTCTAGAAGAGCTGAAGCGTCTTGTAAAAAGCGAACAAGAAGCCATTTTTCGCCTTCTAAAAAACGAGAAGGCCGAATACAGTGAAAACAGTAACGGCATCTTTTTTGACGTATGTAAACTGCCTGCTCCTGTTTTTAAGAAGATGAAAGAGTACATTGTTTTTTGCTGTAAGAATCGCGACGAGTTCACTCAGCGCGAAGAGGAAGAACGCAAGGCCCAGGAACTTCTGGACAACGGCGCTTAAGCAAAAATCACAGATATACTGTAAAGAAATGCTTGAACAGGTAAAATCATGGATTGTAACGAACCCCTCTAGAGACGCAAAAGTCGCCCCTATAGAGATTCGTGTAAAAAGCGACACCAGCGATGTTTCGTCGGACGCTGTCAACGCACCTGGCGGATGTATCGCAACCCCTCTGGATCCTCCCGGCCCCGTCTCATTCTATCTCTGGCACACAGACCCCCTCTACAGGGGAGGCGGCCTCATTCTCCGTCGCCAAATCCTCCGTGAGACCCTTGTCCAAATCGCGAAACTCATCGAGACGGATTGTAAGGGACACCACTGGCGGCGGAGTAAGATTCTGGAGCAGCTCGCAGCACAGCAGACGGCAGCAGTATCACCGCCCCAAGACACGAACGAGCTTGACGAGGCCCTCTGCTTCGTACTCGGCTTCCAGAAGCTCATCGTCGACGAGATTCACAAGAAGATTATCCACTTCCCCACGAATTTTCGCGAATGGTCGGCCGAGCAGCCTGTATGGGCATCAGCACTCGGCACTCGCTGTGTTCTTCATCTTCCGGGTGAAAAGCATCTGAGCGTAGGCCTCGGCCGATGGGTTACAGGTCTTGAAGAGGAGGGCTGGAAGGTAAAATGGCCTGTTCCCGACGAGAAGCTGGACGAGCTGAAGCGGCGATGCCAGAGCGCAGGGCTTGTGCCGAGGGTTGACAAGCCTAAGAAGGAGGATTATGCGGTCCTTCTTGGCCGCTCTGAGACTATTAAGCATCTGCTCTCAGAATTCCCTTGAACGGTTTCCCCCTAATTTTGAAGGTTCTCCCGCCCAAAGGGAAGTCTACTTAAGTGAATAGGATGGAACTCAATTCCGCTGAGGTCACACATTTGCGGAAGCGCATAGAGGATTGGCTCGTATCTCCCAATCAGGAGCTTGAGGCAACCTTCGGCGTAGACGGTAAAGTAGACGTGACCACGTTTCTCACAGTCGCGAAGCGGCTTCGTGCCAGGGGCTACCGTTCTATCGCGCAAGAGGACCGCATGACGATTACGACACCCGACCACGTGCGTTTCAGTCTCCAGGGACTCGGTACAATCCAGGAGTACTGTAAGGACGACGTGCTCGCGGGCAAGAACTTCATCACGCTCATCAAGGACCGCACGGTTCCTGACGCGAATGTTGACCTCGTTGACTACGATGTGCGTGTGAAGGTGCGGCGTGAGATTGGCCTCGATAACAACGACGCCAAGGTTCGTGACCTCTTCGCAAGCTGGAAGCAGCAGAAGAAGGCGTTCCGCGTCATTCGGCGGTGGACGTTTGAGGGAGAGGGGCTCGTGATTGACCTCTCCATCGTTCGCAGTACGACCCGTGACACGAACCGCAGCTACCGCTGGATGCGGCTTTTCAGGGACCAGGACGTGATGGGCGCCCCGCCAGAGTACGAGATTGAGGTCGAGCTTTCACGCGTTGAGGGTGACACGGTCGACTCGGCTCTGAAGAGGCTCGTGAAGGGTGTCGGCGAGGTCCTGCGCGGAATCCAGAAGCACACATTCCTCATGCGCAAGTCGGTGCGGGACAAGGTTCTGCGCGGCTACAAGGACCTGACAGGCACAGACCGTTTCCGCGGCGTCGCGCCTGTCACGCTGGAGATGCCGAATTTCCTGAAGGACCGCGACAGCTCGGACGAAGGCCAAGCATCCAGTGTACCAAATATCCGCAACGGGTATAACGTGACAGATAAAGCCGACGGTCTGCGCGTGATGGCATTCTGCGACAGCAAGGGCGAGCTCTTCATGATTGACATGACTCTCAACGTGTACAAGACGGGTCTCACAAATCCGAGGTGCCGGCAGTCTCTTCTGGACGCTGAGTGGATTACGCAGACGAAGGATGGTCGCGCCGTGTCGCAGCTCCTCTTCTTCGATATCTACATCGATATTGACAAGAAGGATGTGACTGGCCTCCCGTTCTACTCGCGGGATGTGTCCGAGGAGACTCGTTATAACAACATGAAGCGGTGGATTACCACGTGGAATGATAAGACGGTGGTTGCGGCAGGCATCACGGCTGCGACGAAGCTCCAGGTCATTCTGAAGAACTTCTTCTTTGCGGAAGAGGGTGATTCGGCCATCTTTATGGCGGCATCACAGGCTCTGAACATCAAGGGCATCTACAACACGGACGGCCTCATCTTCACACCGAATGCGAAGCCGATTCCCAAGTCGGCGGCTTTCCTAGACCAGTTCAAGTGGAAGCCTGCGCATGACAACACGATTGACTTCCTCGTGAAGTTCGAGAATTACACGGACAGCAAGGAGGAGAGGGTGACGGTGGGTGTCAAGCCTGATACAGGTGAGACGCTCACATACAAGACGCTCCGTCTTCTGGTTGGCAGCAGCACTGACTCTATGTTTGAGAATCCTCGCGAGGCAGTCCTAGAGGGAATCAAGCCTCGCCCCGCTTCACGCAATACCTACAGGCCTGTTCCGTTCAATCCTGCGGATTATCCTGACACCATGGCGAGCGTGTGCTATCTACAGATAGAGACGGACCCTGATACAGGGGAGAACTATGTTCTGACTGGGAAGTCGAAGGAGCCGATTCAGGACAAGAACATCGTGGAGATGGCGTATGAGCCTTCTCAGCCCCCTGGATGGAGGTGGCAGCCTCTGCGTGTGCGCATGGACAAGACGGAGCGTATGCAGCGCGGCATTCTTGGTCGCACACTCAACAGCAGTGCGACGGCGGAGAGTGTGTGGAATAGTATCCATGACCCTATCACGGAGAGCATGATTCGGTCAGGCTCAGAGACGATGGGTGAGACGGAATCGGAGGCGCTGGATGCGGAGAAGGAGGCGTCGGCTGCTGCGCGTCGCAAGTACTTCGAGCGGACGGCGACGGAGGCGGACTTACGAGTCGTGAAGGGTATGCGCGACTTCCACAACAAGATGATTAAGGAGCGGGTGCTCTATGGCGCGGCATTCAAGCAGAAGGGGAAGACAGTGTTGGACTTGGCGGTAGGTAAGGGTGCCGACTTACAGCGATGGCGGCGCGGCGGCGTCTCCTTCGTGCTCGGTTGCGACAATGCTGGTGACAATATCACAAATGCGGAGAATGGTGCTTACAGACGCTACCTGGAGACGGTCTCAAAGGCCCCGCCTGGAACTATTCCGCCCATGATCTTCGCTATTGCCGATTCCAGCAAGCGGCTCATTGATGGAACTGCGGGTGAGACGGAGCAGGAGAAGGATATTCTGCGGAGTGTCATGGGGCGTCTGAAGCCGACTGGCCCTGTACCACCCTTTGTGGAGAAGGAAGGTGCTGGTAAACTCAAGATGGGCGCGGACTGTGTGAGCTTAATGTTTGCCATTCACTACTTCTTTGATAAGAAGGAGACGTTTGATGGACTCCTCCAGAATATTGCGGATGGTCTCAAGCTGGGCGGCCTCTTTATTGGATGCTGCTTCGACGGAGAGAAGGTGTTCGACTTGCTCAAGTCCACGCCAGTAGGTGGAAGGCGGACAGGTATGTACAAGGATAAGCTTCTCTGGTCAATTGCGAAGCAGTATGACATGGAGGCGATTCCCGAGGATGCGTTTGGTATGGGAATTGACGTGGAGTTCATCAGCATCGGCACATCTCACCGCGAGTATCTGGTGCCGTTCAAGCTTCTTCAGACGAAGATGGCGGAGATTGGCTGCGAGCTTCTAGACGAGAAGGAGTGTGCGGAGCTCGGACTCAAGACGAGCACTGGGCTCTTCGGAGCATCTCACGATAAGGCCCGTTACACGATGAATGATGCGGTTCAGCAGTTCTCATATCTGAATCGGTGGTTCATCTTCAAGCGGAAGGCTGAGAGGGTTGCTGAGAAGGCGGAGGTTGTTCCGATGACTGTTTCCGCGCTCGAGGCGCCTGTGCCTAAGAAGACGAAGATTCGGGTTGTGTCGTCTCTTAAGGGTGCGCTAGAGCCTGCCGCTTCAGTACCCGCACCCATCTCTGCGGCCTTCGCTCTTCCTCCCGCCGCGCCTGGTGAAATCGCCACACTACAGGCTAATCAGGTACAGAAGGCTATGGAAGAAATACCTGCGCCAAAGGGACAAAAGGCACAAAGAACAATCCCTGTTGCCGCCACGAAGTCTGATAAATTCGCAGTTGGTGAAATCTTCCAGTTCTATTCCCGCGCGGCGCTTCAGGACAAGCTCAAGATTGAGGACAAGGGCGCAGGCCGCTGGCTAGCACCCAATGCGCCGTTCCCCATCAAGGATGGTGACGTAAATTACCCGTCTCTCGACCACTACATTGGCGGAATGATGTACAAGCTCGCGACGAATATTCCGCAGACGGGTGTCAGCCTCTTCAGCCGTGATGGGTCAATCCACCAGCAATATGTCAGCCAGCGTCTCACAGAGACTGATGGCGGGACGAAGCCTCTGCCTGAGGACCGCGACTATACGCTCCTAGAGGATGAGTCGAAGGACGTGAAGGCGGCGATGCGTGCTGCGACAGTGAAGAAGTACAAGGGCGTCTTTGACGAGGCGAAGTGGGCAACTGTCAAGGAGAAGGTGTTGCGCGACGGTCTCACACAGCGGTGGGAGAATGATGCGCGCATGAGGCGTATCGTAGAGGCCGCGCGGAACCAGGGGAAGATCCTCTTGTTCTACACGCCTGGTGCGGCGACGAATATGGGCGGTATCCGCCGCGATGATGGCACTATCGAGGGAGACAATAAGGTTGGTGAGATTCTCATGAGCCTGGCGAAGTTCCCTGGCAAACTTTAGAGGCCATACACTCCCATAAGAGTACGATACTGTTTGGTCCATGCCATCCAGTTATTTAGAGAAACGCCTGTTTGCTGAATAGCCCGTTTTTCTATGAGCTCGAACAACTTAAACTGCATTCCTATATTTATAGATCCATAGAGCGCAGGAAGTTCACTATAGGGCAGCTCTGGGGTCTTCACAAGACGCATATTTACATCATGGTGAAGATCCCAGAGCCATTTTGTTATCCAGCCTTTGAGCTGATTATAAGGCATAGACTGAATACTTGTGACAGGATGTCCTTGTATCCAGTTTTTATAATGGTCACGGCAGACATCGCAAGGTAGCATAGGGCCAGTTGCTTGTAAGAGCGCAATCCAGGCACGCCGCTCATCTCCTTCAAAGAGAGGTGACACTATCTTGCCAACCTTCTCTCCCAGAGCATGAAGAATGCTCCAGACAAATGGTCCCCATTCTTTGTTTTCGGGATATGCTGGCCCAGGAGTTTGACACGCACAGGGCATCTAGAAGGGGCTCCGAAGTGTCTCTTTTCTTTTTTGCGCGGTCAAAAATTTGAAGACGATAGTCACCTAGGTCGAATCATGTATCGCATCCATATATCAAGCATTCACAAAGCAATCCAGCTCTCCGTTCCTTATGACCTTACTCATATTGTTCACTCATTCTACACATTCTATTCCACTCTTCCTGTTGAGGGAGAGAATGGTGACAATATCTGGGGTCAAGACTACACCAAGCAACAACGCTTCATGACACTCGAGCAAGTATTCCAGTGTCTACATTCATTTACTGCCAATGTTCCCGAGAGGGCCGCAATCCGAGAACGGATGATTGGCCATCTTGCTGGACACACTAGTATTCCATACAAGGATATTGAAGCGTGCGCAAATCAATACAGTATATAGATGAGCATCAGTAACCAAGTGAAGTTAGCAAACGCATCATTGCTGGGAATTTTTTCCCTGTATTTGATTTCTAGAGGAGTTTCACCTGCCGTCATAGCAATTCCAGCCATCAGCTGTCTGAAATACATTTATCTGTCAATTGATAACGACGCCAATAAACAGAAGGCCCACTATCTCTCTTGGTTTCTCACGACCCCTATCATGCTCTGGCTGATTTTTTCACTGAATCACCTATCCATTGGAACCACAACTCTCATGATTCTGCTGAACCAGCTGATGATTGTGACCGGCTATCTGGCAGCTGTTGCCGTGGAGGAGAAAGAGATATGGAACTGGTTCTACCTAGGTTGTTTTGCCTTTCTCCCCATCGTCTATCAGCTCCTCCAGTTCTCTCAGGGTATTCCGCTGATTATCCTGACTCTCGTCACCTGGTCTGCGTACCCAGTTGTATGGTGGGCCGACAAGAAAAAATTGATAAGTGAGGACACACGTGACGTAAGCTACTCGGCTCTCGACTTCACAAGCAAGGTAGGTATCGTGCTGCTCTATCTGCGCGAGTTAAAGGCTTTGTAGATAGTTATCTAGAATGCCCGCAGACTGGCAAAGCCTTGCGCGTGTAAACGAACATGAGAGGGACAAATATGTCCACTTCGACGAGCCTACGCACATCTACACTGTGAAGGGCGAGACGAAGGGATATATCAGCGTTACGAAGTTTCTCCACGAATTCTTTCCCCACTTTGATGCGGATGCTGTCATTAAGAAGATGATGAATGGGAAGAACTGGAACGAGCAGAACAAGTGGTTCGGCAAGACGGCGGCTGAAATCAAGGCGGCCTGGGATGAGAATGGAAAGCAGGCGAGCGGCGCTGGAACCCTGATGCACTTGTCCATTGAGCAGTATCTCAATGGGGCCGAGCACCTTATCACGGAAGAGACGAAGCAGACACCCGAATGGCGCTACTTTATGAACTTCTGGCGTGACCACGGACACGACCTCGTCCCCTACAGGACGGAGTGGGAGGTGTGGGCCGAGGAGTACCGCCTCACGGGCAGTATTGACATGATATTCTACCGCAAGTCCGATGATTCCTACGTGGTTTATGACTGGAAGAGGTCGAAGGACATCAAGGTCAATAACGATTTCGGTGGACGGGCTTTGTATCCGCTGGACCACCTCCATGACACGAATTACTGGCACTATAGCCTTCAGCTCAATGTGTATCGCTGGTTTCTGGAGACCTACTATGGTCTTAAAATCAGTGATATGTATCTTATTGTTCTTCATCCTGACAACAGGAACTACCGCCGTCTACAGCTGAACCGCATGGATGAAGAGGTCGGTATTATGATGGAAGCTCGTATGCGCGCTGTAAAGGACGGTTGTAGGCAGAAGGTCATTATGCCGTACCCTGAATGCGAGATTGATTAATCCCGCTCAAGGAACTTTTTCAGTTCGCACTGGGCGCATACATCAATATCAGGCATAATGTTTCGCACGTTCTCTTTGAAAAGGTTATTGAGGTTTCTACCCTTCAGCGTATTCTTGTACTTCTTAACACGCATGTAGTCATTCGTGCTCAGATTTACACCGCTCGTGCGGATTCCAGCAAGACGCTTGATGTTCGCCATCTGCGGGGCCTTTCCAAGAGTGCGAGTGAGGTCATTGCGCGCCTTCGCCTCAGCAGCAGCAAACTGGACCTTGGCCTGCGCCTTCGCCTCCTCCTTCGCGGCCTTCTTCTCGGCACGGGCAGCCTTGCGCGTGGCCACATTGCGAGCCTTTACAGCCTTCAACTCAGCTTTGGCCGTTTGCCGGGCAACCTTCGAGTTATTAGGATTGGCGGCCTTCTTCTTGGCCTGCTCCTCATCCTTAATCGCCTTCTGGAAGGCACGCTCCTCGTTGCGCTCTGCCTTCTTGATGGCCTTCTGCGCATTCGACTCAGCCTTCAGCTTGGCCTTGACCTCGTTCGCCGCAGCCTTCTTCGCAGCCTTGAGCGCTTCCCTGCCAGCCTCCTTGGCAGCAGCGGCAGCAATCACGTTCTGAATATACGCATTCTCGTTCTTCTTCTGCTTGCGGGTCTTGACGAGGCCAGCGACCTCCGTGGCGAGGGGCTTGCGGCCCAGCTTTTCTGTTAGATTACGCAACGCAGCGGCTTTGGCGTTCTCCATTCTAGTTTGTAGGAAGTTTTTTATTTCGACGTGTGTTTCGTTTAAGAGCACCAGCCACCTTTCGCTCAGAGAGGATGAAATACTTCTGAGCCTGCTTCGGTAAGTCTTCGAAAATAGGAAGCTCCTTTGTGGAAGGGTCGCGCAAGAGGACGGCAGGGCCTGAGTCTGTAATAATAAGAATGAAACATCTAGATGCGTATTCTACTTTAGTTCTGAATCGCTTGAAAATGGCTGTAGGCGGGTCTGTCCTCACGTCTATTTGCGCCACCGATGTTTTCGTGTTGCGCATCAGTTTGTCCAGCTGTTCTTCGTTGAGCGCGTCAAAATCCACTGTAGGACCACCAATCATAGAGAGAAGTTCTCGCATCGGCGCACGTAAGAGGCGCATGAATGTGGTGGCGCGGTCCTCTTTATCCAAGAAGGTCTCAAGTGGTGGTGGCAGGCTCGTGTCTTCATCCAGCGGCACAACCTCCTCCACCGGTGCTACTGAGATTTCCTCAAAGAATCTGGGCGACTCCTCCGTTGAACGGACCCAGTCTCCACGCAGACGCTCATACCATGCCGTAGTATTCTCAGGAAGAATCTCCTGGTCTCCGTCCACAATCCGACGGTCAATTGTTCCAGTCTGAGACACATCGTCATCAAACAGTTCACGACGTTTCTCCGCGAAACGTAGCAGCTCCTCTACGAGCTTGAAGAAGAGGAGGTACTTGATGTCAACATCTAAGTTTTCAACATTCTTGTTGGGGGTGTGAATGAGGCACTGGCCTTCTGACCCCTTTGTATTCCATACGCAGCGACCAGAGCATGTTCCCTTGTCCAGCGAAGTACAGTCAACCCGCTGGATTGTGGGCCGCCCCTCCGCATCAGTATCTGAAAACCAGGAGAATACTTTCGCACTGAGATATGTGTACAGCTCCTTCCGCTTCTCGGCCAGCGAGGCCTTGTAGATTCCTCTATCATCAACACCATAGATAATATCTTCTAGATTCTTGCGAACCTCTCCAGTATCTCCCTTCTTTGAAAGCCACTTTGCAAACGTGATTCGCAGGTGCTCAAAAATATCGGACAGTTCCTTCGATGTCAGAGTTGTAGCATCCCGTTTTTCTTCCTCATCAGCTGAACGCGAGAGGCCGAGAATCTGTTTATTCATTTCCCACTCAAGTTCTTGAGGGAACTTCTCAACTGCTTCAATAGTATACTCGTCTTTCATGTAATAATAAGAGTCACCTTCCTTGACTAGACTTACAGGTATATTCCTCTTTACTGGTAAGATTGAGTTGTTATTCAGTAGAACGGCAAAAAATCTAGCCTTTTCGCCCTCTTTCTGATACCATACTTGGACTGGTTTATAAAGAATATGAGCTTTCACACTCTGGAATTCACTTTCATTTGTTATATACGTTTCATAAAACTCCAGAATGTCTTTGAGGGGCGCAGTGCGATTAATATCAGACCAATCAAGATAGATAGTTGTTGCTTCAAACAGGCGACCATCATCTATACATGGAACTGGTATGAGTCCCTCCGTCGTCTTGAATACGAGGGCTGCTAAATGGTTATAAGGGTCGCGAAGAAGGCCATTAAACTCAATGTCTTGCGCGATGAGTTTCTTGTATAAAACGCTGGATGGAATTAATTTGTTTTTACCAATTTGGCTTGCGGCATAGGAAAGCATAGGATTCTTAGCCTCACAAATAGACTCAAACTCGCGTCTCCTCTCCTTCACAATCTTTGGCCAGTTAATCTCCTCTGCGTCTTTCTTCCAGTCTTTTTGGAAGAAGAGTGTGTAACGACCCTTGGATACGTGGAAAATCGGCTCCCAGACCCCAGAGTGGTGGTGAAGAAGGAATGCGATGTCATTACCTTTGTGAACGCTCTTGTTAAAACCATAAGGAGGGCAGCGAACCTGTAGTTTACCATTCGCATCAATATCGAGGACAATAAATGTGATTCCTGGTCTCAGGCCCTCCTCTGATGTATCATCCATATTTGGTAGACGAAGAATGAAGTCGGGCTGCGCAAGAATAGATGCCAGTTGTCTGTATTCCTTCATCGTGTCGTCCTTATCAATCCAGCCCTTCATAGGCCTATTTTCAGAGTCCAAGTAGCCCATGAAACTGTTGTAACTGATGTAGAAGCGCTCGAAAACCTTCCGCTTCTTGGGTCCAGGAATTTGGAGGCGGCCAGCCCAATTATTAATGTCTGTGCCCTCCAACCAGCGCTGGATAAGACCGACTGGCGGAGTTTTCATATGAATATCATAGTATTCCAAGAGGAAGTTGCCATAGTTGAGCTGGAAAAAGACGGCGGGCTGTGACTGAAGAGACTGCTTGATGAGCGACTTCATCTCGTGCGCACTTCGCTGCATGTAGAAGGGCGCAATCGCCGCCATAAAACTGTCCGTCTTGAAGCGGGCGCGATTCTCCACGCCGATACGCAAGAACCCCTCAGCATCAGGCTTGAGTTTGTGCGGCGTCTTCGGATTGATAAAGTTGGAAATGTCCTGCTTGAAATACTCGTCTAAAATCGGAGGGAGAAGGCCGATTTGAGGACCTTCATTCTCATCAATCTCTAGCGGTAGTTTCTCAGAGCCGACGATATACTTCGTGAAGGCGCGGGCCATATATGCCATATAGGGTTGCTGGGGAAACATCGCTTCATCACGCTTGCGGATTGGCATCTCCTTTTCAGGAGCTTTGGTCTCTATTGTCTCAGCTTCCTCTTCTGCGGGCGCTTCTACAATATCCTGACGAATGTCCTTGAATTTATCAAAGTATTTAGCATCGTCCGTGATAATATCATTGTCTATGAAGCAGCAAGGCAGATGAAATCCGTCAGGGTGCGGCGTCTTCTTCAAGAAGCCGACATACTTGTGATAGACACCACCTTGTGTTTTGGGAGCCTCCTGGCGTACTAGAACCGTCTCATTGATACCAGGATTGCGGCGGTTCTCCACCTTCTTTCCCTCGCAGAATGGGCATGTGTTAGGGGCCTTCGTGGTCCGCTCGCGCCCATCCTCATCAACGACAGGGCGGCGCAGCTTCGTGCCCTTGAAATCGCGCTCAAGGATAATGAGTTCATCGCGACCGCAGAAATACTTAGAACAGACGTAGTAATTCTCAGCCTTCTTCTGAGGCGTTGTACCAAACCGAAGAAAGAAGAAGACCTCCTCATAATTCTTTTCAGGAAGAGGGAGCGGCTTTTTACCCTTCTGAATAGGATATTCTACAAACGCGATGCGAGGCGGGTCTGAGTTAAGGTCTTCTTCATAGATTTCATCTCTCATTTCTACGAACTGGGCTCTGCTGATGACCGCAGGCTGGCGAGTTACATTTGCCGCGCACATACTCACGTATTTTTTGAGAGAGGGGTGTGTCTTGGTATAGTCGAACAAATTCTTATCCGCCTCTTTCAGTTTCGTGAGGAAGAAGTCCGCGATGATTTTGCCGCTTTCTGGCTCTTTTTCTTGCGGTTCTTCTTTTGGCTCTGGAGCCACAACCTTCGCTACAGGCGTAGAAACAGTCTCATCCTTGGGCTGTATATATTCATTTCGCACCTCCTCCTCCAGCGGCGTATCCTCTGTTGCGGCAAACTGTTTCCAGAAATCATCCTCGCCCTCTGGTATAACTTCTTCCTTCTCTTTCTCTTCCTTTTCCTCAATCTCCACTTGAACCGCAGCCTGCTCAGCAACCTTTATTTTCTCCGCAACTTTCGCCGACACGCGAAGGCTTTCATTAGAGGATGTGAATAAGAGCGAGAGGAGGTTGAGTACACGCTTCAGATTTGTCTCGGATGTAACATTGTGAAGATGGAAAGAGAAGAATGGGTGCTGGGCAAAAATAGCAATATCAATTCCTGTGTTGTTTGCCTCGACCGTCTCGCCGTCTGTATTTACAGCAACCTCGCCGCGCGACTTCAGCCAGTTCCCTAGATACTGCTGGGCCGTGTCAGTATCCAGCTGGAATTCGTCCTCTAGCACAGACAAGATTGCTGTGTCCGTCTCACCCTTGACAAGCTTGAGATTCGCATACTGGGTCAGAAACGAGCCAATGCGCCCTTCAGTTGTGAAGTTGTCCACGCACTTGTAACGGAGCATGGCCGCTGGCTGGACACCTGGAAGCGGCGGAATCTCCTGGAAAAACGGAAGGAACTTCGTCAGGCGGTTCTTCAGGTTCCCCTTCGTGAAGATGGGTTTAGCTGGAAGCTGGATCATGTAATCCAGGCTGGCGCCCTGTAAATACAGAGGCATCTTCGCATAAGGGAGCTTATCAATGCCCATCTCAAACCGTCTAACAATCGTCTTTGTGAGTCCGTCGCGCTCGGTTTCAGTAAAGATTGTATCGAGCTTCCTGACACCCTTTGGAGGCAGGACAGTAATATCCGCATATTCCTCTTTGTGAGACTGGCCGAAACGGAGGGTGGCATAGATTGGATTTTGCTGGGATTCGCCAGCCTTGAGAACGCACTTCGCCATCATATAGTCATTCTCAGGATTCGGGTTTCTCTCACGCGTCCACTGCTTGAGAATACGCGCAAGGTCTGGGTCAGGCGTATTATCCTCTTGTAAATGGAGTTTCGTGATAGACGTCCCCTTATTAGGCATAAGACGCATGTAGGGTCTTGCGGTTGTGACAGGGGCGGCATAGAAGAGGGATTCGACGTCCACATTCCCTGTCTTCTCCCACCGCATTTGAAGACGGCGGACTCCTGTAAAACGAATGTCAAGCTCATCTGTAAGAAGGTTGTTCAGATTGTCGGCGAGGGTGGTGGTGTTCAAGAAGCGCTGGTACCGTTTCTCCAGCTTCTTTTTGTCAAGTTCATCAGACTCATAGGAAAGTTCGGGGAAATAGGGCTGTATGAATCCGTTCCATTTAAACTCCGTGAGCTCGCCAACCCACTCCTTCATGTCATCGTACAAATAGAGGTGTAGCTCATTTTTTGAGAGCGCATTCTCGATAAGTATTTTACTGTCATCAACAAGTGTCAGGAGGCGCTTGCTGCCATTTTCATCAACGAAGGTGGGGGCCATGCTCTTTGCCTTCTGGGAGACGAACGGTTCAGCCAGCTGGATTGGATTTTTGGTGCCTGGAACAAGCCAGTGGAAATCTATGGCTTGGCGAGTTCCTGGGATTCGTTTGAAAGAGAGGAATTGGTACTCTGGATACAGTCTGGCGCCAGCTGTCGCCTCATTCTCTCTGAGATGTTTGTAAATTGCGAGTTTGAGGTCGTATATGCGTAAGAAGGGCATAAGAGGCGGGAGTTTAATATCATGTTTATCACTGTGCGACCGGTGAAGAATAATATGTAATTCCTTTGAATCGTAAAAACTCGTAATAGGTTGAGGACGTGTTATAGTTTCAATTATTGTTTCGATACTAGCCGGAGCTTGTTCGTCCGTCATCTACTTTAAAGCTCTAAAACCTTTTAGATATAAAAGTAGTTATGAAACAGTTCCAATGGAAATATCACCGCCGTCCTTCTTTGCGTCATACACAGGCTGGTCGGTAATCTTCATCCCACAATAAGCTACAGGATGCTCGCGGAAATCACGGTGCTTGTAGACGCCAATGGCCTCCGCCTCACGAAGAAGCCAGCCAAAGTTGTTCCAAAAGTCTGGACCGTGCCCCACCGATTCCGTAATCATATGCGCCATTTCGTGGATGGCTACGAAAGTCATGACATCACTCTCAACAAGCTTTTCGTTGGCATCATCGCCCCGCTGTCTAAGACAGAAATGGACTGCTTCGCCCTTATTAACACTGTAACTTGTGTACTCAGCATCAGGTGTTGATTCAAAAAGACGGTTAGGCTCGGCCTTAAAATTCTTCACGAGCATTTTGACCTGAGCCTTGTCGGGAAACTTAGTCTCTACGTGAATTTTAAGTTTGTTCATGCGGAGGCGGAGCTCGGCGAGCATATCAGCCGCTCTTTGTTTATCAGGCATGTCGCGCACTTTATAGGTTTTACCATCAATCTTCGACTGTACATCGACAATTGGGTAAGAAGATGCTCCGAAAACCATCTTCATTTTCCCTAGAGCATGTGACAACATGTCTGAATAATCCGTCATCCTACTACCATTTAAACTTAAAATTAAGGAAGCTCACTGAGCTTCCTTAATTTTAAGATTCAACGGTTAATCCGTCGTAGGACATAAGAAATAAGGAAGTTGTGGCTTCCTTATTTCTTATGTCACGATGGTACTGAGAGGGTTTATCGTCTGCGTCTCGTATTATTTTTCTTATTCCTCTTGGCCGTCTTATTCCTGTTTTTTAATGCCTTTGTAATTGTATTCTTTACAACATTTCCAAACACTTTACGATTCTTGTGAGAATACTTTCTATGAAGAACATTAGTTCTATTACCTATTGCCGGCGGCGCCGTATAGGCTCTCTTGATTGTCATTTCTACTGAGTCATACTAATTTTATTCACTAGTAGTGTCTAAAATTAGTGTTATACGGTTGACTTTATAATCCTGTTTATGTCTTACGACATGTTAGGCGATAGACATCGCCGTTAACTGACCTCGAAGTTGCGACGGTTGACGTCAGGCTCAATCGTGCTGTTGTTGAAAACAGACACGGGGACCTGCGGGTTCGCGGGCTCCGAGCGGAGCTGGTAGTTCGCGTTGCGCATGCTCTGGCCGACCGTGTTGACACCGATGAGGGCGCCAGCCGAGAGGAAGTTCTTGCCCTTCAGCGAGCCAGTGCCCATCGGGTTCTGCTGCGCCCAGACGGAGTTCATGTCCTTGGGCAGGAGCTCGCCAGGCGTCAGCTGGTCACGCGGGTAGCAGCCAGCAGGGCTCTCCGCATCACCGAACTTGGCAGGGCCAGGTCCCTCCGTAGGGGCGTCGCCGCCCTGGTTGTGAGGGTTCTGCTTGACGGCCTTCTGGGACGGGGCGCCAGGCGCCGCGGTCTCACCCGCCTGGGCGGAGTAGTTGGAGGCGGCCGACACCGTGCCCTGGAAGCCCTCCTTTCTGAAAAGGCCAGGCTGTAAATAGACTAAGCTCAGCACAAGCAGAGCGATAACACCGATTGCGGCAGCGGATTCAAAGCTGTACGAAGCGGTCATCTTGTTCCTGTATTAGTGGTAGTCTATATTTTTTCCAAGTGGCAACTGAGAATTTACTCCGAGTCTTCGCTGCCTGAACTGTCCCCCTCGTCCGTATATTCTTCTCCATATTTCTGATAATACGTATTCGAGAGACGGTTTGCCTTAAGCTTTGCTAGAGCAAGCCGTAGACGGGCCTCATGTAGCGCATCCTTATCCCGCATTTGTTCCTGGAAATCGATTGCCGTATTTTCATTTGTAAAAGGGATATCTGCCACCGCCTCAAGCTCATCTGAAATGGCTGAAGGAGCCGGCTGGATAGTAATCTGTTTCAATCCCTCGGTCTGCGCAAGCGACGGTACTGACTCTGGCCAAGCTGTCGGAGACTCGGGGCGCGAAATGGCGAGGAATCGGGAGGAGATTTGGGGCGTCGATTCCTCGAACCGATTCACCTGCCAGTTAATTCTGAACCCCTGGCTGGCAACCTCTAGAGAAGTGGGTGACCAGTGCGCAACTGTCCACTCGTGTGTCGGGTTTATCTCGGACACCAGCCACTTATGTTCAAGCCTCTTCAGAATAGATGTCTCCTTCAGCCTGGAGGAAAACCACTTTGCCTGCGCGTCCTTCTCAAGAAGCGCCTTTACAAATATTTCCACCAGCTTGTTCATCTCTTCAGAGGATGTGTCGGGTGATTCAATTGAAAATGAGCCTCCCGAAAGATCCACATACTGTGGCTCTGATGTGATAGTCAACTGTGTGCGAATTGCGATTTTGTATACAGATGTACGAGCATCCCATATAGGAGAGGAAAACTCCATTCTGCGTAGATTTGTGTGTTTTGCTTTAGGTGTAAAGAGCAGGATGGAGAAAGACGCCTTTCTTCAAAAAGTTTTTCGTTATATAAACCGCGACGAGACCCGTAAACAAATACAAGTGTTTTTACTTGACCCAATGCTAAATCACCTCATGGAGCGCGTGTTTCCGTACATTCTCTTGATATGTGTATTCTTTACCGTATTATTACTACTCGTTATATCCACGCTGGTTATACTGTTCCAACTCCGGAAGGAGGCCTACGCGGTTTCGTAAGCATTTACGCTTTCCTCGTCCTCTTTAGAATGAATACCCAAGAACTCGGAAACTTTGTAAGAAACTGGGTTCATTACGATAATCTCACGACAAGTCTTTCCAAACAAACAACAAATGCTCGAAAGGTAAGAGACGATTTTGAAGGGAAGATTCTTCAGCAGCTTCATGCTAATAACATGGAGAACGCCGTAATTCAGGTCCAGGGAGGTCGGCTTCTGGTCGGTGAAGAGCGACACACTCAGCCCCTTACACTGGCTCGCATAGAAGAGGGGATACATGCCTACTTTGCCGAGCAAAAAAGACTCGGCAAGAACACGGTTGATGATACGCCTGCCATCATGCGGTTTCTGAAGACGCATCGTACGGTGGAGGTGACGAAGCGGCTGAAGAAGCAGAATGCGCCCCCTGTACCCCCGCTGCCTCCGCCGCCGACAGGTGGAAGATTGGTCTAAAGCTTTCATGACATATATATGTAAGATATAGTGTTATAAGAGGGAACTAATGAGTTCTGGATTCTACAAACTGCGGGCGGCATTCACATGGAAGGCGTGGTGCGACGAGGAGGTGCTATACGTGACGAATGATGAGATACCGAGAAAGGTGCTCATCATGGACCTCGTCAGAAATGGTATTATTCCGTTCTTTAAGAAGCGGGGCTACGTATTTGGGTGTGATGCGCATCGCATAGCAGAATGTATTGCGAGATACCTCTATTTTAGAAGGGTCTCTCATGACAGTATAAACTGGGACTACAGGCTAGAAGATTACGAGCATTATTATTATACAATTGATGACGACACATGGGAAGACTTCTGGGATAGATGGGCGCACTGGTCTGACCTAGAGGATGTAAAAGTAAGAGAGGGTGTACGCTTCTGCGTATGGACTCTCTTGGATTTATATAAGTCTCCTGTTACGGATGAAGTCGATGAGATGCTTGGCCTCAATGATGAGGAAAGCAACACAGCGAGGGAGGATACACGCGATCCTTACTTGATTGACTCTGCGAATGGTTATTTCTCGGCTATTTGACCGCGTTAACGACGTCTTGTCCCGCGCTTACTACGCTTGCCACCCTTCTTAAGAGTGACTGCGTGAGTTTCACTGGAACCCATCTGATTCTTGTGGATGTAAGGGCACGCCTTCGCATTGTGCGCCCAGCACTTCTCGCCCTTACATTCCCACTTACACTTCTTAGCAATCTTTGTTAACTGCCCTTTGCGATTAACAAACTTTGCCTTCTTCTTCTCGATATTCGCGGCTTTCAAGAGTGCCTCAGTAGCGGCCACATTGGCCTCAGCCTTCGCCTTGCGCTCCGCGCTTGATTTGCCCTTCTCGACCTCTTGCTCAGCGATGTACATGACATCACCCCAAGAACGGCCTTCCGCCAAAAGCGCCTCCTGAAGGGCGAGTATCTTTGCGGAGTTCATCTATTAAGGGCCTCTTTTATGATGACCCCCACTTGTTCTTGTTGAAAGGGAGAACGCCCAGTTGGTCAGCCTGCGACTCGAACTCGTGGACCTTCTGCTCAATCTTCAGACCAGCCGTTGTCTTAGGGATGCGGCCCGTTTTCATCAGCTTCGCCTCATCGTGCGCAGACTGACTCGGCTTGGGACCATAGCAATTTACACCGAACTTCATATCGGGGTTATCGAAATACCCGCCATTTACACCGGGCTTACCGCACGCACCTCTGTCTTCCTCATCGCTCTTCTGAAGCTCCTCCCACGTCGCCTGCTGCGTAGGATAGACCGCAACCTGGCCCTTTACCCAGCCATAATTACACCAGTCTGCGCCCTTTCCATACGCATCCTTCACCTGTTCATAGGTCGCGAGCTCGGCGCCAAGAGCCTTACAGAGGGGCTCAGCATCGTAATAGTTGAAGTCGTTCTTGCTGATATTGAACACTTCTGAAGGGCCCTTCAGAGGAAGAACCTTCTCAACTATGTTCTGCGTCTCCAACTGCGCAGGCGTCTCAGGTACAACAGGGGGCGTGTTCGTCGTGGGCGGAGGTGCCTGTATAATAATTGGGACAGGCGGGGCAGAATCTACACCGACTGCCGAACGAATTGCGCCAACCAGATTATCATATCCAGCCCTTATCTCTGCCATAAAAAAGTAAAGAAGGAACGAGAAGGTTATAACTAAGATAGTGAAGATGACGAGAGGCCATACCAGCTCACTAGATGCGGCAGTGGAAACAGAGTTGCGAGACCCAGTGCCAAAAATATTGCTGGGCGAATTGCTGGGCGCATTGCGAGGCACGTTGCGCGACGCGTTGCGAGGGGCGCTAAACATATTGGATAAGGTAGATCCAGTAGATCCAAATATGTTCTTGGGCGCATTCGGGGCCGAAAGTGCGGGAATAGTGGTAGGCAGATTCATAGCCTTTGCCGTATTCGTAACACCCGTGCGAACAGTGTTGCTAACAGTAGTAAATCCACTTTGTACCTTCGCATTTAACTTGTCGATACCAGAATTAAATGAATTCGCCATGCGTACAAGACTGTTATTCATAGGCGCCGATGCTCCAGCCGGCTTCTGATTTGTAAGATTTCTTACTGCGTTGCTCATCTAACGATAAAGTAGTTTTTTAATAGGTTACTCTGTGACTTTTTTTGCGCGCCACTCAGCCATAATCTCCTGACGCTGTTTTGAGATGTGCGTAGCGAACGCCAATAGGCTTACGTCTTTGTGGACAGTTCCGTCCGGGAGAGTTGTCGTATTTGGAAATGCGATTCCAAACCCCCACGATGAAGGAGATAAGCGACCAGTCGTTCCATCATGAACTAACGTACCCTCTTGTTCAAATCCTATAGCATAAATAACCCAGTCTGCCGTTCGTAGCGCAGTTGCTAAACCCGCCATGTCATCAGCTTGAACAAGCTCCAAATTCTTGTGTTGTGAGGCAAGAATAGCGTCAGCCACTGTAGCGGCATCCTCCTTAATTCCATCATATTCGCCGTCACGAGCAAATAAGAAGGGTTTGGCGCCCCTATAAACAGCAGTCGTCTTACAGCCGATTGTGTTCAGATTCTGAAGAATGAGCGCGCCGCTGTGCATAGTTCCAAAGACGAGGACGGTGTCTTTCTTATTGACGGCCGCAGTCAACGACGGAAGATGGAGTGCGGTGGAGAGGGGGATAGACGGAATTGGCAGATTCATCGTTTTCGGCTTAGCACCAAAACAGAGAAAGAGCAGTTTGCCTTCATACGTTTTAGAGACGTCGACCTTCCATGTACCATCTACATGTCTAAAATTCTTCGCAATCCCCGTAACAAGATGGCATTTATGTAGATAGTCCTTGATTGGCTCACGAATTGCGCGAATTGTCTCGAAGAGGGGTGTTGTCTTTGCTGGGTCAAACCCTGTCGTATCTTTCCAAGAGGGGTTGAACATCTGTATTGTTTCGGCGACCTTGGACCAAGGTGTATTACTTATGACGAATCGCCATTGTCTCTGTAAATCGCCCCCATCAAAGAAGGGGTCAATACACAGAATCTCTTCTGGTGGAACACCCTCTGCTCGAAACATATGGAGCAAGAGGAGTCCTGATGCTCCCATACCAACAATTACGATAGATGGCATCTATTCTAATTGATAGTTTTCATGACGCTACTTAGACGGAGTCATCAGGGAGCGTGCGGTTGCCACCACGCTGGTTGATGTAATCGCGCTGCTGGGCCGTCGTGCACACGCAGCCGCCGTCGCAGCTGAATGAGGCACCGCAGCACTCGGGCTTGCACTGGTTGTTCTTGAAGATGAAGAGGTTGTCAGCGTCAGGCTTGAACTCGGGGCCGTTGAGGGACTCATTCGGAGACGTGTAGCGCCAGCTGGAGGAGTTGCCCGTCTTCAGGCGGATGCCATCGAAAGCGCCCATGGCCTGGTAGGACTCACCAGCACCGCCGCCGTTCGCCAGCGTGTACGTCGTGAAGCCCTCGGTCTCGTCCATATCATCGTCCATATCCGTGTCCATGTCCTGGAAGTTGTAGCCGCTCGCGTCAACAGGCGCGATGAAGCCCGAGGTCAGGTTCATGAAAGGCTGCTTATTGCCACTGGCATCAACGAAAGAATCGCGTTTCTTCTCCCTCTTGGAAGCGAAAGCCTCGAGCTTATCCTCGAAGTTGTTGCCGCTGGCATCCTTGAATCCCTGGAGATTCGTCATGCCGAACGGGGTGACATACATCATTAAAAAGTTGGCCGCGAGCAGAAGCACGAGAGCGGTTATCAGAATACTTGTGCGCATTTCTTCTTTAGAACCAGCTTTTTTCTAGCCAGCGGATTCTAGAAAGCACGGAGGGGGCCGAACTTCTTTTCCACCCAATCACGGTCGGCCGCAAAAATACGAGATGCGTCGGGGGCAATTCTCACACTGAGTTTGGCAACAGCATCCAACTTCCTGTAAGTGCCGAGGGGGCCGAGTGCCTCAACCGCCTTCATTATCGCCTCGTGCCTCTCCTCCTCAGACTTCTTCGAAGAATATCCATACTTTGTCATCTCGCCCTTCCGCATCGGACCGATTCCCTTTCCCTCGGGAACACCCTTGCCAGGCTTCCCAAGGTCCTTCACGCAAGCCGCAGGAACATAGAGAGTCTCATTCTTCGGGTAAACCTTGTAGGTTGTGCCGGACGCTTTTTTGACAGTATATCCCTGCTGTCTCACAGTCGTAGTGTATCTACGAGCATAAGAAGCACGTGGAATGTAACCCTTAGGGCACCGGATTTCACCATCCTTTACACCCTCGAGTCTAGACTTCATCTTCTTAAGAGTGGCGCGCTTGAACTCCTTGCTTGACTGCTCATAAGGTGATGTCGACTTTACGCAGCGCGGAGGTACATATTTTCCAGACGCAGTCGTATACTCGCTGCGCTTGTGAAAACCCGAAGGGCAGCCTCGTTTTGAATTATAAGGTATAGATTTCTCAAACTTATGCTCGTCCATACTCTACTTGTTCCATACTATTATTTTCCGAGACCGAATTAATTCTTTTAGGGTCGGGTGTAAGAGGGAACATGATAAGGTCGCGGCGGAGATAATAAAGCATTTTAGACCGCTCGTCTTGAGATGGAAGAGGGTCTAGCATAGGTTTGAACAGTTTTGAAATTCCTGAGTTTGTAATCGGCTGGCCTTTCAACGCATCTCGCAATATTTTATAAATTTCCGTAAGACGGGATTTCACATCATTGAGCACCTTGACATCCTGTGATTCATATACAATACTATCGATTGTAGCCTGCTTAATCTGGCGTATGACCTCTCTGAAATTATTTATGCGTTGTTCGTCCATCCTATTGTGGCTTTGCGGTTTTTCTACTCTGAGAAAAACTAGAACTCCGTCAGATGGACCAGCTAAATCCGGATAGTGTTCAGGCGGCGGCTGCGGAGGCTGCGACCAGACAGCACACCTTCTCTGCGAAGGAGAGGGCCGAATATGTGCGCGCTATGGTAAGACGGTGCGAGGCATACAAGGCCGATGGTCTGACCGTTGAGGCGATTACGGAGCGTTTGCCTGAGTTTGCTCGTGACTATCCGAAGCTGTTTGAGGCAGTGACTGGTACGGAGGCGTATCACAAGAACAGTCTACAGACAATGCTTGCGATGCTGGATAGGATGGGAGAGGGTGACCTGTCTCAGCACCAAGCCTCCGTGATTGTAGGGCAGCGGCTCGTACAGACATTTGTGAAGCCACAGCTTCAACAGCAATAGTAATTGGCTGCTTCTGAAGAGCCGGCATCTGAAATGTTGTACACCACTCTAGACTCCGTTGAAAATGGGAACGAAAGTCGTTCTTCCATCGAACTGGATCTTTTATATATAAGTCGGCGTCTGCTAGTGCGGCCTTCTGTAGATTAACAATCTGCTGGATGTTCTCCTCAAATAGTTCCTTATCATCCTTGGAGACAAGAGGATAGAGGCCCTTCGAGCTCTGTAGTTCCATCTCCGTTAGAGTGGCAATCACATCCTTTTGAACACCGCGAAACCCGCGACAGATGAGATAGCGCTCTGAGTTACATGGGCGGCTCGTGGCAGGTTTGTAGAGTACCCAGCCCTGGAAGCAGGAGCGAATAAGAGAGATAAGAAGCTGCGTGGGCTTCGCGTAAATGTCGAAAAACTTCAGCACGAACGAGCCGCCTGGTAGAAGACACTGGAGGCCGATAAGTGACGAACAGATTAGAAGGTGGTAAATGTTTTTCTCCTGGAGAAGATAGTCGGTTGAGAAGTCAAAGCCGCCGTCCGCTGTGAAAATGTGAACACCAGGTTTACAGGCGCGAATGAAAGACTCCTGATTCTCCTTCTTATACATATCACCAGAACCGTCTGTCCCATAGTGAAGCGTTATCTCCCTGTGCTTCTGTAGAAAGCTGGTCGCCCGTCGCCAGCCTGGCGTCTGACTGTCCGTCGGTTTCAGCGTCATGGCGGTCGTGGCCGTGATGAGCTTCTTGTTCTTCTCCGCGCGCTCAAAAAACGCCTCAATGAAACCGCCTGGACCCTCTGCCACATGCGCTGTGCGAACCTTCTGAGTCGTCTTAGGGAGGCGCTCAAAGAACTGGAGAACAGAGAGGATTTCAATCATCTTGTAGAAACTGCGGCTGAGAGGCTTGTACATACAGATGGATGGGTGGAAATGGGAGTCGTCCTGTGTGTAGATACACTCATAGGGATTCGCCATCTTCTTGGCAAGTTCCCAGATGTGCGCCTTTTCATACAACGCAATCTGGCTCTTCCATCGCTGAAGGTCAGGGTCCCTTTCGAGAGACTCAGGCGGCCAAGGACCATACTCTGTTACTTCAGGTTTGTTCGTGTTTGAAAAAAAACCTACGCATTTCCACGGGGGTTTTTGTTCATCGGTTTCCATACTTATATTCCGTTTTTAGTGTTTAGCCCGCTAATCCTCCAGCACAACCATGTCCACATCAGGCTCATTCACCAGAACCGCCTCCGTCGGCATCGTGATGTTCATACGCAGCCTCGTCTTCGAGCACATATCATCCGCATCCTCGTGGAGCTCCTCCTCAATCTGCTCATCCGTGGGCCCCTCCTCCTCTTCATCCAGAGTCGGTACAGGTGGCAGGTTCTCCTGGAGACGCATCAGCGCAGACTCATCCAAGAGGAGCTGGCTGAAGGCCGTGCCGCCGCGGATGACCTGGCCCGTCATGATATTCGCTGAGACGCCCGTGATAGGGTCAACCTCACCGAAGACGGCCGCACGCAGCAGAATCTTCTCCGTCTCCTCAAAGCTCGCCTTCGCAAGAGGACCGATATCATTCTTGTTGATACCATAGCGGTCGGCTGACATCAGCTTGCCTGCGCGGGTCATCACGTCGCAGAGCAGGCCAGGGTGGCGGAAGTTCACATCTGCGCCCGCAGCCTCGAAGAGAGCGATAATCTCATTCAGAAGGACTGCGCGAGTCGCCTCAATGCCGAGGTTCTCATAGATGTCGTGTACGTGGGATGAGACCAAGCGTCGCCCGTCCACCATCGGATGGCTCATCACCGCCTGATAGTTGGTGCCGTCCGTGTCAAGCACATACTGCGTCACCTTCTCATACTTGCCGTCCTTGTACTCGAGAAGGTCCTTGTCCTCGCGGAACTTGATGGACTTGATGCCCGTCACACCGCGGATTACAATGCCGTTCAGGATACGGTTGACAAACTTCTTGAGGTTCGCCAGGTCGTCCAGACCAGACTTCGCCATCGCAGGGAGGCGGATGCGCATAATCAGGCGCGGACTGTTGAAGTCGCTGTAGATGAGGTGAATCTCATCGTCGAAGCGCTGGCGGAGAACGAACGCAATGTCCTCCATGGAGATGTTCTTGGCGAAGAGGCGCTCACGGTCGAGCTCAATGCGCAGCATCCAGCGGCTCCACTGCTCCTCTGCCTCTTCCTCCTCTTCAGTGCCCTTCTCAAACGCCTTGTAGAAGGTGATGAGGTCCTTGTCTCCCTCATCCGTAATCGTGAGGTCATCGACAGGGTCATAATAAATCGCCGCGCGAGTTGTGACATCCTTGAGAAGCGTCAACTCCAGGTCTTGGCAGACCTCGCGCGCCTTCTCCTTGTCCTCGCGGAACTCGGGCTTCAGATAGACAGTCAGCGAAATCGCCTTCGGTGACTTCGTGACCTTGAGAAGCTCCTTCAGACGGGGAACACCTCGGGTCACGTTCGACTTCGCTGCTACACCTGCCAAGTGGAAGGTATTGAGCGTCATCTGCGTGGACGGCTCACCAATGCTCTGGGCCGCAATGATACCAACCTGCTCACCAGGCTGTGCCCACGCCTGCCAGTTGCGGAGGACGATGAGCTCTAAGAGAGTGTCAAACGCAACTTTCGTGAACCGCTGCTTGATGATAATCTTGTGGGGCGCGAGGTAGAAGCGGAGCATGGCTGCCCAGAGAGGGTTGTACGCCTGCGTCCTGTAAATCACCTTCTTGATTCCGTCAATCACATAGCCAGGGAGAAGGTCGGTCTTCTCATCCTTATTCAGCTGGAACTTGATGTTCGTGTTGAGAATCAGACGCTCCAGGTTGACACTCGCGAATGTGCCCGTATCATCCTTGTTGCGGTGAACCTCCTCTACAATCATCTTACGGTCTTGGAGCACCTGGCGGGCGAACTCGTCAAGAGCCGCCGTCTCCTCAGGTGAGATTACTCCCTCAACAAGAACACTTGCTATGTCCACACCCTGTGCGGAATACTGAGAGAGGATGTCGCCGTCCGTCATCTTGGATAGGCCGATGCTCTGGTTCTCAATCTTCGTCGAGTTCACGCCGTCCTCGCCATAGTGGAACTGGAGAATGTTGCTGCGAGCGTCGCGGACACTGCCATCAAACTGGATGACGAGGTCCTCCATCGCCTTCACGAGCTGACGCTGGATATATCCAGTATCAGCCGTCTTGACTGCAGTATCAATCAGACCCTCACGACCCGACATCGCGTGGAAGAAGAACTCCTGAGGTGTGAGACCCTGGATAAAACTGCTTTCCACAAAGCCACGTGCCTCTGCGCCGTCATCGTACTTCTTGTAGTGCGGCAGAGTGCGATCACTGAAGCCATAAGGGATACGCCGTCCCTCAGGTGCCTGCTGACCCACACACGCCATCATCTGAGCAATGTTAATCGTAGAGCCCTTGGAGCCCGCACGAACCATCGCAATCAGACGGTTCTCATCTGCGAGAGAAGACAGACCAATCTTACCCGCAAACTCCGTCGCCTTGTTCAGCTCCGTGTAAACCTTGTCCTCGAACTCCTGCTGGTTCGTCTTGCCAGTGTTGTTGTCAAAGAGGTCAAGGTGGAGCTGGAGAAGGATGTTCTCAATCTCCGCCTTTCGCGCCTTGATGACCTTGTCCATCTCCTTGCGAGTGTCCTCGTCTGCCACCAAGTCGCTGATGCCGACTGAGAAGCCATTGTAAACGAGGAACTGCTCCACCGTGTTCTGCATCGCATCAATGAAGTTGACCGTCTGCGTGGATCCATAGTCCTTGAAGATGGTGTGGACGATACCCTTCGACGGCTTGCTGAAGATGTCCTTGTCCATGATGCCCTGTGTAATCTTGCCCTCCTTGATGACGACGAAGTTGTCGCGCTTCTCATCCGACGTCTTCGCGTCCTTCATGAAGCTGTTGCCCATCTCCAGGTTAATCGGCGGGAGAAGCTGGCTCAGAATCTGCTGACCCGAGAACCGCTTGTTCGTGCCAATAACAGAGGCCGGTGGAGGCATAATCCCTTCGAACCGCTTGTTCCACATCTGCATGTTCATGAACTCGCGGCGGTTGAAGCTGACCTTGGGCCTCGTCATGCGCCAAGAGCCAACGAGTGAGTCCTGAACTACGCCGATGACAGGTTTGGCGTGGCGAGGCGTCACAATCTGGTGCGGGACGGCCGCAATCTCAGAAAGCTCCGTGGATGCCTCCAGGCTCTGCGGGATGTGCGCATTCATCTCATCACCATCGAAATCTGCGTTGTAAGGGCTCGTAACAGATACATTCAGACGAAACGTATTGTAGGGGAGAACCTTGACACGGTGACCCATCATTGACATGCGGTGGAGAGTCGGCTGGCGGTTGAAGAGGATTGTGTCGCCGTCGGCAAGGTGGCGGTTGATAACATCGCCATAGTAGAGCACAATCTCCTTGCTGTTGACGTGCTTGAGGCTGATCATGCGACCATCCGCACGGACCAGCGTCTTCGCACCAGGGTACTTGTCCGCGCCGTTCTGGATGAGCTTGTACATCTGGTCACGGTTGTACGTGGTGACACGCTCGGGCACAGTCAGGTTCATCGCAATCTTCATCGGCACGCCAATCTCGGCGACGGAGATGTTGGGGTCAGGCGTGATAACAGAGCGCGCAGAGAACTCCACACGCTTGCCCTGGATATTGTAGCGGATACGGCCCTCCTTCGAACCGAGACGCTGCTGAATGGACTTCAGAGGGCGACCACTGCGCTGAGCAGACGGGGCCACGCCAGGAATCTGGTTGTCCACGAGAGTGGCGATGTGGTACTGGAGAACGTTCGTGTACTCATCCACAATGTTCTTCGCCGCGTTGTTGTTAATCTTGTCCTGGAGAGTGTTGTTCGTGTTTACAATCTCAAAGAGCTTGTGCGTCAGGTCGTCCTCTGAGCGCTGGTTGTTGTCCTGAATGACGGAGGGGCGGACCTGCGGCGGTGGAATCGCCATCACAGTACAAATCATCCAGTCGGGGCGACACCAATAGCGGCTGAGACCCATGAAGTCAACATCCTCATCGGTGATGCGGCGGAAGAGGCGGAGCACGTACTCCACCTCTAGCACCTGGCGCTCCTTCCGCACCTTGTCCGACTTCTCAGGCGCACCAGCACCCTCGATATTGTCCCACTCAGCCACGATGCGAGCAATGCCGTCGCGGACGTAGCGGTCGGGCTGTCGCGCACCGCATCCGTCCTCCGTCTCCTGGCCACAGCGGCCAATGTTGCTCGTGAGGTTGAGCATCTGACGCCACCTCGCCTCACCTCGCCTCTTGATGAGATTCGGGTGAAGCGCCTTGTCAACGAGTAGCTTGCTACAGCGGACACACACGCAGCTCAGAACATTCAGAACAAGAGGGAAGAACTGAATGTAATAGACAGGGCGGGCGAGGCGGAAGTGGCCGAAGTGCCCTGGGCAGTGATGATTCGTCTGACCGCAGCTGCGGCACGTCTTTCCATTATCTAGAACGCCCATACGCGGGTCAAAGAGACCGCCAATACGAGGCTCATTTCCATCATATGTTCCTGCGTTTGTGATTTCCACAACTGAACGCCTTTCAATCTCGTCAGGGCTGAAGATTCCAAACTGAATGCCCACGATAGGCTCAATCTCTGAACTAGGTCTGACTAAACCAGATGGCATCCCTCTTCTGTAATAGTTCGGCTTTTCTAAGTGGTTGTTTTGGCGGCTCTACACTCAATTTTTGATTACCGCCTCACAATCCGCCTTAATCATTTCACTCACAAGCTCCGGGAATGACGTAGTAGGACGCCATCCTAAGACGGTCGCAGCCTTTTCCGCATTCCCAACAAGAGTCTCGACCTCTGCGGGACGGAAGAAGGCTGGGTTGATAGTGATACGGAGAGTGTCGCCATCATACCCCTGTTCATTGACACCTGTGCCTGTCCAGCGAATCTTGTTGCCTGTTGCGGCGAAATAGGCACATTCTATGAACTCGCGAACACTGTGCTGCTCACCTGTTGCGAGGATAAAGTCGTCAGGCGTCGGCTGCTGAAGAATGCGCCACATACCTTCAACATAGTCGCGTGCGTGACCCCAGTCTCGGCGTGCGTCTAGATTACCGATTTGGAGGGTCTGGGCGGTTCCAGCGACAATAGCTGCGATACCCTTCGTTATCTTGCGGGTGACGAAATCATCACCTCTGCGCGGGCTCTCGTGATTAAAGAGAATTCCGTTCGTGGCGAAGATGCCATAGCTCTCCCTGTAATTCTTGATGATCCAGAAGGCGTAGAGCTTGGCAACGCCATAGGGGCTGCGAGGATAGAAGGCCGTTGTCTCGGACTGCGGCGTCTCCTGAACCTTGCCGAAAAGCTCGCTCGTACTCGCCTGGTAGAATCGGATTTTGCTGTGGTCGGGCTGTATTCTGACCCAGTCCACAATCGCAAGAGGTGCGAGGCCGTCCGCCTTCGCCGTGTAGTCGGGCATTGCGAAGGACTGGTGGACATGACTCTGTGCCGCCAGATTGTAGATTTCAAAGACAGTGGCTGTGGACTTGTGAGAGTTCCAGATGGAGGAGAGGGTGATGTGGAGGGCGGACGTGTCCGTAATATCGCCTACGTGGAGAGTCAAGAAGGGGTGTGTGATAACGTGATTGATGCGGGTCAGATTCTGGTGATTTGAAGTACGCCTGGTAAGTCCGTGGACCCTATATCCCTTTTCTAGAAGAAGTTCAGCGAGATAGGAGCCGTCTTGGCCAGTTATTCCTGTTATGAAGGCTACGCTCATACTATGTGTTCTTGTTTCGGAGCTTTATGCTAATACGCATCCACCGTCATCGCCGTTAAACGAGTCGCCTTGTAGTAAAAACGCCCAGCCGCTCGTTGGAATTGTCAAATGCGTCATAGCAATAACGTCCCTCCACAGCGGAGAGGTCGAGGTGGCTGGCGAAGCAGTAGAGGCTGCTCTCCAGGAGGTGAATCTCAGTCGCGAACTCCAGGAGAGTCTTGTAGTGAAGAAGAGGCTTGCCAACCGCCAGCTGGGCGACCTCGTGGAAGCGGTGCCCCTCTGGATAATGATTCGCGTTTACATCCAAAATCGGAATTTCAGAGTTCTTCCAGAAGATAGCATCCCAGATAGGAATCGTTTTTGAAGAAGATTGCTGGTGAATCACAATATACTTGTAGGAGACCTTACACACATTTGTATATAGCTCTAGAGCCTCGGTCGTTCTAGGAACATGGAAGTAGCGGGTTCGGACGCTGCGTTCAAGGCCGAAATCATCGTAGAAGCTGTGAGGGAAATCGTGTATAGGGGCTAGAATATGCTGGCCACATGCGTAGACGGTTACACCCTGCTCTTCAATCTGTTGACGTTTCACAGGGAAAGGATAGAGTACATAATCGTCTTCAATAGACAAGATTTGAATTGTAGGGTCGTCAGAATACATGGCCGTCACGTTCGCCTTGTTCCGCTCCTTACAAACAACAATAACCTCATCATATGCGGTGGCGAGGTAGCGGACTGCGCCGTTCATCCAGAACATGTCTCCCAGACCGAGATGGCCATAGACAAAGCAGCGGCGCTTCTCATAACCCTTCTGCTCCTTGAGAGTAGACTCAGCTGCGTGATTGAGCTTGGACTTCACACGGAAACGGCGGTCGTTCTCCTCCAGAATCTTCTTACAGATGGTCGCCCCCTGCTCAGGCGTCGTGTCCTTCCCGTGGAACTTGTCCTGGAGCTCCCAGATTTCCAGGTTAATCTCCTTCAGAAGCCTGTAATAATACTCGTAGCGGACCCTGAACGGCTTGAGAGTTGCGTCAAGAAGGTCGTACTCCTTCTGGACATCTTGCCGCCTTTGGTCCTGTATCTTCTGGAGCTTGATATCCAGAATAGTCAGCTTATCGAGAGCCTCTCCTAGACTTACAGGAAGGCTGATATCCATTGATATGGCTTTGTAGAAGGCCCTTAGACCGACTAAATTTGACGGCGCCGGCCGCCCGTTGGTCGATAGAAAGATGTCCTACACCTACCGTCTTGAGCTTCTGCCTACCGAGGAGGGTCGTGAGTACTACAAGGGTGTGGAGGAGCGGTCTGCTGAGAATGCCGGCTTTGACCTCTACGTTGTGAAGGATTACGAGATTGTGCCGCTCGCAGAGGGGCGCTCGCCGACGCTGCTCGACCTCGGCACGGCGGCTCGCCTCGTGCGTGTGTGGGCGAACGGCCAAGAGGAGGATGTCCACTTCTGGCTGTGCCCGCGCTCATCCATTTACAAGACAGGTATGATGATGGCGAACTCGCAGGGCATCATTGACAGCTCATATCGTGGCGGCCTCAAGGCGCCCATCTGGGTCGTTGCGCCGATGCCGTTTATCGACGCCTTCAAGGAGAGCGGATTCAAGGGCTCGCGCTACTTCCAGATTGTGGCGCCTGACATGGGGCACATTTCACAGGTGCGGATTGTAGACTCACTTCCGCTTACGCAGAGGGGAGCGGGTGGATTCGGGTCTACTGGTAAGTAGACCCCTGCGACTGACACGGAGCTCGGGTCTACTGGTAAGTAGTCTGCGTTTCCGTGTTCCACCCCACAGAGGGATTCCTAAAAGTGTAAGTGAACCCACGCGATTACGAATATTTTTACGTGTCGGCACATTACCTGTCAAGATATTTTTAACAATTCCAGAGGTTCCTTTCTTGCTAATCGCCCATGTATAGAACTCTGGATGGCGGATGTAGACATCATATGTTGGACTAGAAGGGTCATTATCTGTGTGATCCCAGCATGCGGGCGGCTTCGATCCAAAGAGCATAATACCTTCTGCGGTCAGTGTCAGTTTCTTTCCAACACCGCCTCTCATAAAATCGTAAATGAATCTACACTGAGTTAGAATAGGTACTCCGTCTACATCAAGAGGTGGCTCGAAGATTGGGTCGCCAAATTTCAACGGCGGAGGAATCATCTTTTTCTTGTAAGGCCCCCACTTTTCAGCAGGTATACCAGGCATCTTCGAGACTAGAGGCTCTTTAACAACATCGGGCCCTGATTCTACATGCTCATCTCCAAATACATAGCCGCGCCAGGTCCAAGGCATCTTACTTAGTGTCGGGACTATAAATTTGAATCCTCTTTTTGTCCAAGACTCATCAGAAATGTCGCTCGAAATTGTTCTCGGCCCCATGTTTGCTGGAAAGTCATCCTACATTCTCTCCTCATTGAGACGGTACGAGGCCATAGGATGGCCAGTTCTCAGCATCACATCCGCCCTCGACATTCGCTACGAGGCCGACGCAATTCACAGCCACAATCACGAAAGACATTCGGCCCTTTCAGCGAACTTGCTGCTCCCTATTCTTGAGACCAACGTATTCGCTGAAGCGCGTCTGATTGTGATTGAAGAGGCGCAGTTCTTCAAGGACTTATACAAGTTCGTTGAATATGCCGTTGACTTCAAAGGGAAGGATGTTCTTGTTGTGGGTCTAGACGGCGATTCTGAGCGCCGCCCCTTTGGTCGCATCGCGGAGATTATTCCACTCTGCGATAAAATCACCAAGTTGACAGCGATGTGTAAGATGTGTGGGAATGGAACTCCCGCCATCTTCACATATAGGAAGGGAGATGATAGTTCTATCATCAAGGTCGGCGAAACCGATTCATATGAAGCACTCTGTCGTAAGCACTATCGCGAGCTTACCCAAACACGTTCCGCTTCTTCTGGTTGTACCAAGGATACGATACATAATTCCAGTCCCCTCTCGGAGCTATAGCCCTCTGCCCGTCATTGTTCCACTGGAGAGGACGCAGGCGCGATACATCGGACTTGAAGTTCATCATATAGTTGAAATAAATCTCGTACTCGGATGCGCCAGAGTTTTTCTTCTCTGTAATACAGTCCAAGAAGGCCATCCAGAAATCCTTCTTGTGGAGGTCTTCTACCTTCGTCATTATCTCGATAATGATTTTCTTGTTAAAAATCATCGTGTTTGTAATGCCAGACGTGACAGGCTTCCACATCTTAAATGACGGGTGAAGACGCTTCATGTGCTCAAAATAAGGTTGGTGGACAGGGCCCATCATCTTGTCAAAGAGGAACTTGCCGTTATCTATGAAACGTGTGCGCTTATAAAATACAGTGTCCGCATCTACCATGAGAACATTCTCCGTTATATTGCTGATAAGAAGAGGTGCGTAGAACTTGATGAGCTGCTGGATATACCAGCCAGCGCGTTGTTCACTCGTCTTTTCAATGACCTCGGCCCGCTTGAAGGGAAACGACTCCTCCTTCAGAATAATACAGTTCGAAATGTCCATCGTATTATTCTCGTGCGCAATCACAAAGACATGGCGCACGCCTACTACATGCGTCAAGACCGAGTTTACACACCTCTGAATAATGTCATCATCCTTAGGGCCGAACGGGATAACCACATCAAATGAAGACATTCTATATTCCTACATATATTGAAAGGGCCGGGTTTGAGCGCGCTAAATTTGAAGTCATGGGCGTGGGCATATGTGTCAAATGCTTCTCTACACAAAAAACTACCAGACTTTTCAGATTGAGACCGAAGAGGTTATCAAGGAGTTTTCTGGAGCTACAAATGCTGGAAGGGCTTTGCCTGGAGATGTGGTTGAACCGACTGAGCTGGGCTGTCGCCTTGTTACCAGGTCGCAACACCCACCTCTCGCAGGATTAATTGAGTTCGATACAAAAATCCGCTATGGATTCACGTCGCGTGGTGTCCCCCTCTATTTGTTCAGGCCCTACAATGAGGCCTACCCGCCCCATCTTGTAGCCTCAAAAGAAGGTGGTGAGAACCAGCTGGCCGTTATTGCGTTTGAACACTGGGACGATACTACATTTCCACGCGGAGGTCTGATTCATATCATAGGCCCAGCCGGCAATAAGGACGTAGAGAAGGCAGCAATTGCGTTCCAGTACTCACCATGGGGTTGGTCGAAGAAGACTATTCCTGAGATACTTGTGATGCCTGGGGACCGCTATATCCTTGACAAGCCGACCATTAACATTGACCCACCAGGATGTCGCGACATTGACGATGTTATTTCGCTGTGGGAAGAGGATGGGGTCTGGAGACTCGCAATTAGTATTGCTGACGTCGCGGCCTTCGTCGCTCTCAACCCGTCCCTTCAGTTTGCTGAAAAGATAGGGCAGACCATCTACACGGCCAGTGGGAAGGTTGTTCGCGCCATGTTTCCGCCTAAGTTCTCGGAAAATCTCTTCTCTCTGTTGCCTGGCGAAGATAGGTTTGTTGTTAGCCTCTTTGCAAAGTGGGATGGAGTTGCTCTCTATGACTTCCAGTGGAAGGAGTGTGTTTTGCGGAACTGGGCGTCCTACAACTATGATGATTGTAGGGGCGCTTCAGAACTCAATATGGATGTTTTGAAGGATATTGTTGAGTCTCTAGGGGCAGATAATGATACTCACAAGTGGATTGAGTGTCTCATGCTTCTATACAACTCGACCGCAGCGGCGGTTTTGAAGGAGGTCGGTGCGGGTCTTCTCCGCATTCACGAAGCGCCTGAGAGGGAGATTCTGGCTAAGCTAGAGGGGCTTGGTCTTCCTGCAAAGGAACTCGCCTATCCTGCCGCTGTATACGCGACAACCGATGTTCCAGGTCGGCACTGGGGTCTTCAGAAGTCCGTGTACTGCCACGCATCCTCTCCTATCCGTCGTTACGCGGATGTGCTGAATCAGACGGTACTCAAAGCGGCGCTGAATGGAAAGAGAATAGATAACAACTATAAAAAGTACGCACTCATGTTGAATCGCTCAGATAAGGCAACGAAAGCATATGAGAGGGATTGTCGGTTTGTAGAGTGTGTACTAGGTGCTCCTGGTGTTCCTGTTGAAGGCATTGTTGTGGAGGTCGGAGAAAAAGCAGTTGTATATTGTTTCGACTGGAAGCGCATGATTCGCGTCAAGGCGAATGTGCGAGTTGGCGACGAAGTTATGCTGGGATTCTACGCAAACTCTACTCGCGCCTCGTGGAAGAAGAGGATTGTGTATCGAGTGGAGGTTATTAAATCCGTAGATACAAGCTCTCAGGAACTGCCGCCTCCCTCACAAGCTTCGCCGTCAGCCCCTCCAACTTCGCAAGTAACTCCACATTCTGGGTGAAAGTCGCCAGGCTCGTAAACTCCTCCAGAAGATTGGACACCTTCATAACGACCCGCATGAAGTTCCCCTCATAAATACCATAGTCATCGCAAATAGTGCTGATTGTCTCTCCATTCATCCAGCGCCAGACAGGCTCAATCCAGTAACTGTTCAGCGACCAGAAGTCGTGTGGGCTGAGGACTCCGTGCTTTTTTTCCGCAGGGAAGAAGACGTCCAAACAGCGGTCCAGCTCGAAGAGGGTGCTGACAACCTTGGGTGGGATTTTCAGACTCTGGATGGAAGGGCCTGTCTCCTTGCCCTCCAAGAACGCACAGAGGAAACACACAATCTCCTCGCCAGAGAGGTCGGCGCAGAGTCCCCTGTCAAATGCGTAGCTCATAAGAAGAGGGTTGCCTTCGTTCAGCTCTGTCGCCATCGTCCCCAGGTTCGTGAGCTTGAGATTGGCAGGGTCATCGAACCGCTCCAGGAAACCAGTGTCCGCGAGAACATGGAGAAGAGGATAGATTGTCTCCTGGTGATTCTCCAGCGCCGTGACTTCCGCATCGAGGTCTCGCATCTCCTTCTCCACCTTTTTCATATCAGTATACTTAGTCCACTGAATGGCGTAGATGGGTGCCATGTGCTTATTCTTCCACTGCTCCATTGCCTGTTGCGCCCTCTTCTTAGCAGCATTCACGGAGGTCTTGAGATTGGTCTCCAGCTCCTCTCGTGTTCGCATATCTTCAATAATCTCAGGTGTCAGACCTGATGCTGCGAGCTTCTCCTGGACTGCGTCGCGCCGCTTCTTCGTGCCTGCCAACGCCCGCTGGTGATGCTGATACCAGTAACTCTGCGTCATCAGACCAATCCAGCTCGTGTTCTTGCTGTGGAGTGTCTTGAGGATGAAGTCGTAGTGGAAATTCATGCGCGACATGAAGGTGGTCTTGCTGCCCGTCATCATCCGCTGGAGTTCGCCGACGCTGATGGGCTCCCTCTCAGGTAGATAGAGGACGAGACCCTCCTTGTCTTTTCCGCGCCTTCCAGCTCGCCCTGCCATCTGGATGTACTCATCTGTGTAGAGGATGCGCATTCCGTTCGTCGCCTCATCAAACTTCTCGTAGCCTGTAAAGACGACTGTCTTGGTCGGCATATTGATACCTACCGCAAACGTCTCTGTTGCGAAGAGGACCTTGACGAGGCCCTTGGCGAAGAGGATTTCAATAATCTCCTTGAGAAGAGGTAGAAGACCGCTGTGGTGAAACGCGACGCCGCGCATCAAGAGGGCGCTGACCGTGAAATACTGGTTGGTTGTATTGTAGACAGCTGGATAGTGGTGGAGATGGAAGTCGATAATATGTTTGACAGATGCGGCCTCTGATGAGGTGAGAAGAGAGCCTTGGACCTTGTTCGCGAAAGTCTCGCACGACTTGCGGGAGAAGCTGAAGAAGAGGGCTGGGAGGAGCTCTTGTTCTTGGAGGGTTGAGATACACTCATTCAGCTGGTGAATGTAAGAGGCGGGGCGTTTGTCTCCTGAGACGACGGGGTCCTCATAGCCACCGCTGCGCCTGTTCGCAACCTGCTGCTTGTGCTCCTTGTAACTCTCTTCCCTCTCCTTGCGGCCACGCAGCCAGTCCGTGTAGTTCGTGGCGCTGAACTTTTCCTTGTGGTCCATGATTGTATAGATGTTCTTGCCGCGCAGAACACCGTGTGTAAGAGGGACGATGCGGTAGAGGGTGGAAATCAGGTGAATCGGCTTCTGCTTCAGCTCGCCAAGCCAAGAGGCGAAGAGCTCAGGTCCGTCGATGGTCGCACTGAGAAGGACGAGATTGACTGTGGGCGGAAGAAGGATGAGTGTTTCTTCCCAGACACGGCCCCTCTCCACATTATTAATGTAGTGAACCTCATCAAAGACGACGGCGTCCAGATTGTCTAAGCTGAGGGAGGCGGAGAGGCCTAGATGCGCGGTGCTGGAGTCCTGTTTGAAGAGGAGGTTGCGGAGGATTTCTGTCGTCATAATGACAATGGGCGCATCAGGCTGGAACTTGATGTCGCCTGTCATGATGCCGACCTTGCCAGGCCACATCTGCTTGAGGTCGTGGAACTTCTGGTTGGAGAGGGACTTGATAGGGGTTGTATAGAAGACGCGGCGGCCTTTAGAGAGGCTGTGCGCAATCTGGTACTCGCCCACCAGCGTCTTGCCTGAGCCTGTCTTCGCAGTCACAAGGACATTCTCGTGCTTGTAGATTGCTGCGACTGCGTGTTGCTGGAAAGGGTCTAGAGGGAATGTGTAGCTGGTCTGGGGAACGTCGGTGGGGGTCGACACATCCACGATATGAAGGTATTTCGATGCCATCGTATCTTTGATGATTAGAGGTGACGGGGAGATTGTGTCAAATTTAACGGTAATCAACGCCTTTTGTGTTTGCGGGTTTTGCGACCACCATGGATGGTCAGTCCTTCAAAGAGGGTGAGAGGCGGCCATTCCCAGATTGATTTCTTAGTTACACTGTTAAAATAGTAATAAGTATTATTGTCATTGTCCCAGACAACTACCCAGTTTGGTTGGTCAATGAGACTCTTCGCGTACTTCATTACCATGAGTTTATCATCTAATGATGCTTGGAACTTTGACTCTTCTATCTCAGCCTGTATATTCTGCGATTCTAGTCCCCTCATACGTTTAACGGAAACCGAGGCATATGCTTCAGGAGTATTTGCGTAGATAAGAACAGCACCACCTGTTCTCGCCATGTAATCCATGGCGCGGGCTACTACGTGATATCTTGTTATACAATTTGCTCCACGTGTCGAGCACGAGAGTGAATCTATGATGGCAAATTTATTTTTACATGCGGCTGTATATTTTACAATCGCTATATAATGTGCTCCATTCGTCAAAATAGCTCCAAGAAAATTTGGTTTATCAAACCCAAGATGTAGAGTGTGTCTCATTAATTTCCTATCTTGTTCGCGACGTGTTCCTACGATAATATTATACTGTAATTTGAGCATGTCAAGAACAATTCCGAATGAATCGATTGGAAACATACCAGGCTTTTCCCCAGGACTCATCTGGCATTTACTCATAGCGTCTTTTTGCGCATTATTTCCCAATAAATTCGTTAGTCTTTTGTAATGCTCCCTACAAACTGCCCAATAATTGATTTGTACAGTCGAGTTAAGAGGGTTGTCGCCGCCGATAAGAAAGGGTTCATCAGGTCTCCATACAATCTTTTCTTCTTGAAGAAGGTGGTTCAGCGAATATTGTCCGCATAATAAATCAACTGAAACATTTTGTGGAAAGAATTGTGTTCCATTTTTACTAAACGGAGCAGGGCCCGCCATTCTACCAATGTATTACAAAAAAGGGCAACTTTCACTCTCCCATATAACCTGTAAATGCGACCACTTGTCTTCCGCAAGAAGTCGCTGGAGTCCTTCCAAGCGCCTGGTGAGAGGGTCGCCTCCACCTTTACGCGATACATTCTTAAAATGCCACTCAAACTGGAGCGCTTCTATTTTTCCTGTAAATCCTTCAACATGACACGCTCGCCTCCACGCGGCAGGTCCACGATTTGTAGAGACGGCAGTTGTTCGCTTAGCTCCTCCGGACAGTTCACCGTTATGCTGACGCAGTCTGCGATTCAGGTCAACTGTAACACCGATGTATGTTTTATAAGGAGGGGCACATGTAACAAGTAAATAACATGTCCATGCCATTACTTCTTTTCTCTGTCGTTCTTTTAGATGGAGCCCGCAGCAAAAGCACTTCCAAACATCTCTGAATTCAAAGATCTTACACACATTCCGTATTTTCTCGCAGGTATTCTGATGGTCGATGTGGTTACGCTCTTCTTGACTCGCTATTTCCCTGAGAAGGTTGGTGGTGAGAGCTTGAACGACTGGTATGACAACTTTGGCCTGGAGGGTGTTGTCGCTGACGTGTTTGTGATTCTGCTTGGCTTTTTCATTGCGCAGTATGTATACAGTGCGTATATCGGGCCCACGTACGGCTGGAACCCTCTTGTATTCGTGGCTCTGTTGGTTGGTATCCAGCTGGTTCATGACGTGGCGTTTTACCAGGGCGTCATAAGACAGGTCCCAGTGGGTATGAACACCATGATGGATACATATAAGAAGTATGCGGCTGAGAACGGCGGTCTTATCTTGCTGGGCGATGCGTTCCTGATGATCGGCTCCGCTGGCGCCATTTTTGCGCTGGAGACGGCTCCGCCCTTCATGGCTGTTGCGGCGGCGTGTTTGACCGTCTATGCGCTGCCTTACATCTTGAACACGAAGATGCAGGGAAGCTACCGATATGCGCCTGCTCCGAAGGTTGAGCCCAAGGAAGATACGCAAGAGAAGAAGGCCGTCCAGAAACCGAAGGAGAAGATACACTGGGATATGCTGAAGCCGCAAGTTCAGTCTTCAGGACCGGACCAGGTTGAGAAGAAGGTGCCTTGGATGGGGCCACAAGAGATAGGAAGTATGGACTCAAAGCAAATGTTCAGTCCTTTCTCACTACTATAGGTCTAAAAGCATATCTCTAAATATAAATAATGAAGGCGTCGGACTCGACCAACTCACTCACAGCGCTAACAGAGGTTGTTTCAGAGGTAGAGTGCTTTATTTGCCTCGAACTACAAGAACCGCTTGTAGATAGCAAGTTGCTACGAACATGTGGTTGTAAGTTTGTTGTTCATCCTGAATGCTGGAATGGATGGATGAAAGATAAGACGGACTGGGATTGTCCTATTTGTCGCAGGGAAAGCATGAATAGTATACATATTGTCCCAAATCCTGTAATTACTTTTGTTCAACAAAATAGTTTGCCCCAAAATAATACAGGAAATAAAAGTTATTATTATTTTATGGCTATCATTATTCTATTTTCCATTGTCATGATTATATCTATCTATTTAACTCAACCTAAAGAGTAAGTAAACTATAAATATAAATGTGGTCAACTACTGAGTCTGTAATTGCCCATGTTGAGAAGGCCTTGGCAAGTGTAGAGAAATTAGAAACCAAGCTTCCTGCCTCAGTGTTCAAGATTGATGGTATGACTGGTGTGAAAACGCGGGCATTTTATAATGCGCTTTGCGATGTTCCAGAGAAGACGAATTATTTTGAGATTGGTGCGTGGGGTGGCTCATCCACTGCGAGTGCGCTCTGTGGAAATACGAATATTACTCCCTATATTGTGGACAATTGGTCCGAATTTGCCGGCTCTTATGAGGTTTTTCACAAGAATGTATCTGAGCATTTTGATTATTCCAAAGTGAATCTTTTTCAGGTGGATTATATGACATTTGATTTGTCTGAGATCCCTCCTATACAAATTTATTTGTATGATGGTCCTCACAATCGGTCTGATCACGTTCTGGCTCTTTTGAAATACAGTAAGATGCTTGCGCCTATTTCAATTGTTCTAATTGATGACTGGAACTGGGAGTGTGTCCAAGAGGGGACTCGTGATGCGCTTGCCGAGATTCCATTCGACGTCGTCTATGAGAAGTGTATTTACACGGACTATGAGAAAGAGCGCCACACTGGCTACTGGAACGGTATTGGCATTTTTGTTTTGAAGAGACAGTTTTAGTCTCACCGTTAAGCAGGATGAGTGAGATTCAACCAAAAAGGGGCTCTGCCGCATTATTCGCATTCGGTCGTTTTCAGCCTCCCACTACCGGCCACCAGATCCTAATTGAATCGGTTGCTGCCGAGGCGGCGGCTACAGGGGCCGATGCCTATATCTTCGTGACGAGCTCGTCTAACAATCTGGAAGCCAAGGCCGTCAAAACCATGATGAAGAGTGGTGAATTCAAGTCTATCAAAGAGAATGAGAATCCTTTATCTGTAGACGCAAAGGTGTTCTATCTCAAGAAAATGTATGCAGACACTGATGTGACCTTCATTAATACGACTCAGTATGAATGTAAACAACTGTTTCAGGTTCTTGATAGACTTAAAAGTGCTGGATACGAGTCTATTACTATGATGGCCGGCGGCGATCGTGTTCCCACCTTTGCGAAGATGTTTGAGAAGGCGGAAGTTGGCGTAGCGGTCATCTCAGCTGGCGAGCGGAACTTGAATATGGCATCAAATGCTCCAAAGGCAATGTCTGGAACGAAGATGCGGTTGGCGGCTGTGCGTGGCGATCTTGAGTTCTTCAAGAAGGGTGTTATGATTGGTAATATGACGGAGTCGGATGCGAGGGACTTGATGGGCTTGGTGCGCATGGGGCTGGGATTCCCTCCTGTTTGGGGTGGTGGTCGCAAAATACGAGTTAGACATGGAACACGAAGACGGTATAGGCTGAGGGAGAATGAGCGATTTTAGGCTTTTGCCAAGAGGTACCGTCCGTAAAAAACATCTGGCGGTACGCAATCTTTGTAATCGGAGAAAAGTTATCAAAGAGAGGTACGAGCCAGTCCACAATCTCTTTCCGTTTCTTCAGACATGCGTGAATGTAGAGGGCCTGGAAAATATTCGGCCAATCTGGTGTCGTATCAAACTCGGACTCCTGGAGCTCTTGATAATAGTCTTGAAGTGCGTAGAGATTGTTCTCATTAATGAGGGTTTTACACTCTTGAATTATAGAATCGTTGATTCGTTTGTCCATCTAGTGTTGTTGTATAATTTCCTCAAAGCTCTTTTGTAACTCTTTACACTTAGATTCCTCAAATTCAGGATTTAGATGTGGAAATTGCAGATAGAACTCTTGAAGTTTTACTTTTGCGTCCTGTAATTTCTGGGTTAATTCTACTTTTTTAGAGGAAGTTGTTTTCCAGCAAAGACCTTCAGTCTTAAATTCAATTGCGAAGCGATCTCCATGTAAACCATTCGCGCGAACATACCAAATATGTCTAGGAATTTCTTCTGGTTTAATTGGACAGCCTTCAGGAAGTTCAACACGTCTTATTTTCTTTCTTTGATTTATATTTTGCTGTGATTGTGAAATTATACGAAGATTTTCTTTTCTATTGTCGAGTCCATTACGATTGATATGGTCTACTGTCTCCTTTGTGCCTTTACCAGGAAACAAATCAACACCCATAATCAAATTATGTAAATATAATTCTCTTCGTTTACCATCACCACAAGAATAAGCTGAAGATATATAATTATTAGAGGCAAAATGCCAAGCCCTCTCTGAGACTGTCTTATAAAATTCTTTATCAAATACAAACTCTATATCTGAATCTTTATACTGGATAGTTCCTATAACATATTCTTTATCATTATAAGTAACAAATCTATAATCTATATTTCCAGGTTTGCGACCAGAATTGCGATAACCAGACCTCTGCTCTAATTCCATATTCAATCAGTTCTACTTAATGAATACAGAATTTAATAATCAATTTTTACGTATTACCTACAAATAGCAAAAATATAACACAAAAAGCCGGAGGACCACTGGGTGGATTCCAGCTTTTTAGTTACTATATGCAAGACCGCCCATGCCAGACATCACGCGGAGAACGTTGTAGTTCGTCGCGTAGATGTAGACCGTCGAGGACGTCGTCGTGCCAACCGAGTTGTTGGAGACCGTCAGGAGCAGCGTCGTGTTGTCAATGCGTGACAAGTTGCACGTGCCGCTGGGCTGGTGCTGCTCAGGCTGGAGGGCGAACGAGTAGACGTTGATGCCAACCGCCGGCACGTTGGTGTGGTGCTGGAACGGCTGGACCTCGTTGAAGTAGCGGCCCTCACGAACCTGGAATCGGTCGTGGCCGTTGAGCTGGAGCAGCGCCGTGATGCACGGGTTCTTGCCGGCCATGCCCTCGAAGCGCGTGACGGAGTAGCCCGACTCCAGAACCGACCGGTCCCACCAGTCGCTGAAGTTGAACGGCTGCTGACCCTTCCACGGGTTGATAACCGTGTCATCGCATGAGACATACGAGTCGCGCTGGACAACCCACACGAGCTCCTTGCACGGGTGGTTGAAGTTCAGCTTGAGCTTGTTCGAGCTCGACGTGATGGACTCGCCGCCCGTGAACTGGAGGGTCTCGATGAGGTACTCGTGGGAGACCTGGGCGAACTTGCGGCGCTCGTCCGTGTCGAGGTAGATGTAGTCC